TTGATGATAAGATCGGTAACATGATTCAGAGAGCAAAACACGAAGTAGAAGTTGATATTGTTAAATCATTAGAACAGAAACTAAAAGAGAATCTTGCAAAAGACACTATTGAAAAGATGAATATTCCAGAGGTTTTGAAAAAGTTACAGTCAGATAATCTAGGAACGATTGAAGAAAAGGAGCGATAGATGGGTGCTATTTTGACGTACGAAGAAGTTGAGAAGCTTGAATTAGCTAAAGGATATTCTTGGAGAATAGAAGGTGTGTGTCCTGATCTAGTCGTTGTTAAAAATGACAATGGAAATCTTATTTTTTTTGATATAGACAAAAATGAAATTCGAAGCGAACTTATAAAAGCAAGAATGAGTTTTGACCAGTCGGTGGCTATATCTCGGATTATTGTCAGAGAAAACAAAACGAAGTAGAAGAAAAGGAGATCAAAGAAATGAAAAAATTTGAATTAACAACAGAATCTATCTATCTGCTTGGAACTAAGTTATTTAGGATTAAAGCTCTTGTAACGTTTGGATGCGTAAAAAAAGGAGAGTTAGGTGGATTTGTAGAGAAAGAAGAAAATCTGGATCATACTGGAAGTGCATGGATTTTTGGAAATGCAAGGGTGTATGGAAATGCAAGGGTGTATAGAGATGCAAGAGTATCTGGAAATGCAAAGGTGTATGGAAATGCAAGGGTGTATGGAAATGCATTGGTGTATGGAAATGCATGGGTGCATGGAGATGCAAGAGTATCTGGAAATGCAAGGGTGTATGGAAATGCAAATGTATATGGAAATGCATTGGTGCATGGAGGTGCATTGGTGCATGGAGGTGCAAAGGTGTATGAAAAAGCATGGTTGTATGGAAATGCAAAGGTGTATGGAAATGCATTGGTGCATGGAGATGAAGAAGTGTCTGGAAATGCGGAAGTGTCTGGAAATCAGATGCACGCAACAGTAAAAGGTTTTGGAAGCCAATATAGAAACACAACATTTTTTATTACTAGAGATAGAAATATTTGTGTAAACTGTGGGTGCTTTAGCGGTACATTAGAACAATTTCGAGCAAAGGTAAAAGAAACACATAAGGATACTAAGTACGCAAAGGAGTATTTGGCAATTGCAGACCTTATGGAAATGCATTTCAAAGAAGAATTAGAAAAGATTAAGAAGTAGTAACTAAATGAATACTTTTCTGGTTTGATTCTCTACCCAAAGCAACAATTAATCCATATGTTTTTGAATTTGCATACTATTTTTCATTCACATTTGGGTAGGGAGTCAAGCCAGAAAAGGCTTGTTGCATCGGGATTATATACCACGACAAAGTAGCAGTAAACATATTTTTTTAATCATGCATCCTGAGCAACGCATAAGAAACAAATTAATTTCCGATTATTTAACGCCCGGCTTTATGTCGGGCAGAAAGGAGACTATTAAATGAAATTTAAATTTAAGAAAGAATTAGATTATGTCGTTGGGCATTTAAGATATGGACATATTGAAGGAATTGTTGAAGCAGACAACTTAGAAGAAGCAAAAAAGAAGTTAGAGGAATACGAGAAAGAAGATTTACTCTGTGATTTTGGAAAAGTAGTTATTGATGATTATAGCTGTGAAGGCTTTGAAAAGAGCAGCACACCGGCAAGAATTATAGAGGATGAATAAAAGGATGTGATTTTTCATGGATTTAGAGAAAATGAAGCAAAAATTCAAAGATCATAAAGCTACATTTCATGATTACGGAAACATAAAAATATTAGACTTCAAGAAACCAAACAGTATAGAGTATAGAATCCGATTTATTTTTGAAGAAGACTATTGCAGATTACACATTTCAGGCGATTTAGGTCAGTTGGTTGCAACTAATTATCGCAATATGTGTTGGAATGGATTTAATGATTTTGTAGAAGATGTTGGATATTTTGAGGAAAAGATAGATTGTCATGACAGACATATTTACTTATATGATGAAGAACAAACTCGAAAAGATGTTGCACAGTATGTAGAAGAGAATGACCTTTATTTTGAAATTGATGACCGATATCCATTTAAATCAAAAGAAGAAATAATGGAAGAGTTTTTATCAGATGTACTATATGATTTTTCAGAAGAAACAGGGATTGGAAACGAAGGTCAAGAAAAGTTATTGGAATTAGATACAGATATTTATTTGGAGACTTCAAATTTTGGAATTAAACCAACAGGAATACTTGATCTATACATGTTGGCTTTCAAGTTAGCAAAAGAACAGTTGGATAGCAAATAAAAATGTAGGAGGAAGAGAAATGGAGATACAGTATATATCAGAAGTTCACGGAGAAGCAACGATTACATTAACAGAAAAAGAATTATTCATGATTGCAGCGGCATTAGAAAGCAAAGAAAAAATATATGTAGGAAAGGAAATGTATCATAAACTTTGCGCACAATTAATTACCGCTAAGTCCATATGCAAATATGGTCGTATAGATGCTTCTTATTTTCAGGCGATTATAGAACATATGGAATCGTCAAAACAAAATTGTTAAGGAGAATATCTGCAAATGAAGATTCGTAATAGAAACACACATGAATTTGTAAGATCAGAAAATCTAGTAGAATTAGATACTTACTTTGAAGATACAGAGTATTTAGAAGATGGATGGAGAATGAGATGCTATCCAAAAGAACATTGGATAAAAGTTGATAAACAAAAGTGTCTGGAAGAAATTGCAAATTGCGTTAACAAAGTTACAACCAATACAGTCGTAGAAGTTATTGAAATAGTAAACAATGCCGACACATTGGTTATGGGAGTGTTATTGAAAGAATTTAGTAAGAAAAGTCTTTTAAGATATGACAAAGAACACGCAAGAGTAACAATTGACGGATGGCGTATAAACGACAGGGATCATTCTTTGAGAGTTGCAATTGAAAAATATTTATAAAGGAGCAAAAATGAAAATTTATAACATGATCACAAAACAAGTCGTAAATTCAGAAAAAATAGAAGAACTAGATGATCGTTTTGAACTAACAGATGTTGGAGCGTACGAAAAAACAATCAAATGTTATTTTAAGCCGACTTGGAGAGAAGCTGATAGCAAAGAAAAGCTTTTGAAAAATATCGCAGAGTGTCTCAACAACATTACAGTAAACAATGTTTTGAGGATTGTTGAAATTGCGCGTCCAGGCAATATTATGTTTGGAGTTAAATTAGAAAATTTTGAAAACAGAAAGGTTTTAAGATACAGCAAGTTAACTAATAAAATATTAATTGATGGATGGTACATAAAAGATAATGACCTTGAAGCAGCATTAAAAAGATATTTGGCATATGAGGAGAACTAACTATGAAAAAGAAATTATTAGCGATCACATTAAGCACATTGGTTTTAACAGGAATGACAGGATGTGCATCCTTTAGTCGTGGATGGGTAGACCTTAAATCTGACATGAACAACGGATTAGAAAGAACCATTGTAGTATATACAGCGGACGGACAGAAGATTGCAAGCTACAAAGGAAAGATTGACATTCAAGATAGTGATGGATTCATCAAGTTTGACTATAAAGGTAAGAGATACATCTACTACAACTGTTTTGTAGAGAGTATCGCAGATATTGATTAGAAGTACAGGAAAAGGAAGTGGAGAAAATGGGAATTAAAAATCTAACAGAAGCAGAAGAAAAAGAGTTTTACAGACTTGTTGGGAAGATGAATGGGAAAGAAATAGATAAGGAACAGGGTGTAAAGGTAAGGAAACCACGACAATCAGAAGAATATTTTTATATTAATGATGATGGAGCTATTATACAAAGCAGGTGGACGAATGATTCTTTGGATAATGGAAGATGGGAATTGGGAAACGTCTTTTTCACAAAAGAGTCAGCGTGGTTTGCCAGAGAAAAAAAGAAAGTAGAAGTTGAGTTGCAGAGATACGCAGAGGAACACAATGGTACAGAATCTACCAATCGTCGGTATTTAATTCGATATGAAGAAGATGAGAAAAGACTTCTTTGCGATACATTGGCTACAGCAAAAATACAGGGTACAGTTATGTTTACATCAAGAGATGTTTTGGCTGATGCAATCGAAGCAGTAGGAAAAGAAAGAATACTCAAGTACATCTTTGGGGTAGAAAGTGAGGGAGAGGAATGAATTTTACAAAAGCGTTCGCAGTATTTATGCAAATTGATTCAAAGGAGTTTACGGAAGATGAAAAATATGAAGCAATACAGCAGGTGTTAGATGCAGCGACAATAAACAGTATCACAAAAAAGCAGGTGTTAAATGTAGTGTCATGGTTGTTCAATAAGCAACAAAAATATAGATGGCACGACTTAAGAGATAATCCGAATGACCTGCCAGAAGATAATAAACAAGTTTTAGTTTCTATAAAAGATGGGTGCATTCACAGAACATGGCATGACTCTCACGGATGGAGAAACCGTAACAGTAAAATTAGATATTATAGCGATAAAAGTGTTTTGGCATGGCGAGAGATTGAAGAATTTGAAAGCGAGGAAGAAGATGAAGATTAATGCAAAAAGACCAAGTATTAAAACATACACATTAAGTCACTTCAAAATTGGAGAGGTGTGTATGGGTGTGAGAGATGAACATTATTACCTTGTGGTTAAATCAGAAAAAGAAAAGAAACAGATTGTTGATTTAACAGAAAACGAGATTATAAGAGATGCAGGATACATGAGATTTATACCGGCGACAGCAGAACTTAATATCAAGGATGTGGGGTAAAACTTATGAAAAAAATATTATTTGTCGTATTTTCAATGACAATAATGAGTTGTGTGTTAGTAGGTTGTAATGTTATAAGTAAACAAGACAATAACAGAAATGAGTTGCCTGTACTAAAAACAATCTCAAATCAAGGCGACATTGTGTATGACACTGAAACAAAAATTGTTTATTGGGATACGTATGGTAGTTTGACACCTTATCTTAGCAAAGATGGTAGATATTGCAGGTATGAGAAAGGCAAGATCGTGCCGATTGAAAGGAGAGAATAATGTCAGTAGCAAGATGCAAATATTGTAATAGTTTGTTATTCAATGAAGATGTTGGAAGAGAGTATATACAAATAAATTCTGACACGAAAATACAAAGCAGTTTTATTTGTCTTAAATGTGGAATGGAGTTAAGAAAAGAAGATTTCTTTGAACCGTACAGAAGCATGATGAAGTAAAGGAGAAAAAAACGATGAAAATATATTCACATCGTTCAGACAAAGATGTAGATCATCTTAGATTTGATATGAAAATGGGTGGCGTAGTTTTAAATTTTAGAAGAAGCGGAGAGGAACAAACAATGAATCCGCAAAACATGGCTCGTATAATTTTTGATGATACATGCGAAATAGACACCTTCATTATGGCATTGACTAAACTAAAGAAAATTGCAGCGGATCACTACGGGGATTGGATGGCTAGTAACGCGATAGGAGAATACTTATGACAATAGCGGAGCAGATAGCACATGATTTTTTGGACAGCGTAGAAAAAAACATTGTTACAAATAAATTGGACATTAAATCATTAGAAACGAATACTTATTATCAAACTAAGGATGAAGTAAAAATGGAAGTAGCTGACAAAAAAACAGGAGTCGTTATTGCAACAATGAAATGTAATTTTGACACAAGCAGGATAAAAAAAGAAATAAAAAAACAGATGATAGAAGATTACTGCTGCGACCACGGATGTTTTAACTGCATATTTACAAAAATGAATCCTTGCATAATGGGGTTGATTGAAGTTGAAGAAGCTACGGACGAACAGATAAATGAGTGTTGTAGAAAGATTGGAGATGATAAAGAATGACAAGAGAACAGATGATAGATGTGTTAGAAGATTACTGCAACAAAAATATATGTGTTTCATGTAAACTTCGTCATGCATGTGAAAGTAAAAAGGATTTTCCTGATATGATTGACGAAGAAATGGAAGATTATGTGAGTTACATTAAAGAAAAAAACACAGATGTAGAATCACAAAATGAGTGTGAATTGGAGGAAAAGAAAATGGAGCAGGTAAAAGTTTTGAAAGAAGTAACAAGAATTATTTATCCTAACAGGATGGAAGAAGTAATCCCGATAAAAGAATTTGTGAAAAATATTACAGATAAAGGATATAAAGTAATGATTAAAAGAGAAAATGCTATGTATGACGTTGTTATTTGTGAAGAAGAGGAGCTGAAAGAATAGCTAGTCAGTCTATGGTTGAATAAAGGAGATTCAAATAAATGAAAACAGCTAAACTTTTAGAATTTAAGGGAGTCGATAAATGGAAATGTGTAAAATGCGGAAAGGATTCTACAGAAGATAAATATATGCGTAAAATCGTTTTTGAAAATAACGACGATAAAAGCCGTATAGTTCAGTTAAGCACAACAGTATGTCAAGACTGTCTAAACAATATGCTTGATCTTATTGGAAACTACTTAAATTCTGGTGGAAGGATACCATGGTGAGATTATGAACAAACGTCAGGCGAAAAAGAAGAGGGACAAGCTAATAATAGCAAGACTTAAGAAAAGGAACGACAAGAAAATTTGGGGGATGTTAAAGAAAAATTTCGGCAACTGCGAAAAATTAAGATCACTAACTATTTATAATCAACGTAAAAAAAACAGAAGCTATTACACTGAAAAATGGGAGGAAGAAAATTTGTACGAGGAGTGTAGAAATTGCAGACATAAATATTCTGCACTCGAATGTGAATTATGTGTAGATTTTGATATGTATGAAGGAACTATTTACGGAAAGTAAAAGGAAGGAGGTTTATATGGCTAAAAAATTCTACTCATGGGCGAAAGAAAAATACAGCAATAATTACAGCGAGGCTTTTGAAACAATAGAGGAATGCATTAAAGAAGCGAAAAATATGGGATGTGAAGTAGATACAGTTATCTGGATTGGAAGAGTAGAAGAAGTGGATATAAGACGAGTATGCCTAACAAGCATACTGGAAGATTTACACAATGCTGTATGTGATGATGTAGGAGAAGTTGCCGAAGATTGGTACATAGAAGATATAGATAACAAAGAAGCTTATGAAAAGTGCGAAAATGCTATAAACGATCTGGTTGTTAAATACATTGAAGAAAACGGTATGGAACCGACGTTTGCAAATGTTGTAGATTCAGAACCGTATGCTATTAAGTAGGAGGTGTATTTAGTGAAAAAGAAAATATTCTATGTATGTGAAGAGTGCGGACTAAAATACGAAGATAAAGAAGGAGCATTAAAGTGTGAAAATGGACACCCGAAGAAATTAAAGATTATAAAAAAGAGGTATTGGCCGTGTGAATCAGTACCAAAATATCTTGAAATTCAAACGGAAACAGGTGAAACGTTTATATATTCCAGAAAGATTAGGGGGAAATCAACACATGAAAACAGTAGAAAAGATTAATTATATGATCGCATGCTTACAGATAGCTAAAGAAGAAGCTGAATATCTGGAACATTATAAAGAACGAGAGCAAAAAGTTTCAGAAGATCACGACAAATGGTGGTCTTGGTACTGTAAAAACAGAGTGCCAAACAAAGCATTGATCAAAGACAACCTAAGAAACGCAGCACGAACAGGATTTATTGTTGCAAAAATGGTAGAAAAGAATGGTAACTAGAGAAGAAAAGATAAAAGCATTAAGAGAATATTGTCATTACTATAACTATGGTAAATGCTGTGAAACGTGCAGGTGTCATTCTGTATGTGATGGACCATTAGGGAATTTTGAATTTATGGATAATGGCGTGTTGAACAAATGTTACGAAGTAATTATTAAAGAAAAAAAGAAAGGGAACAAAATGATGATCAGAAGAAAAGTTGGAACAAACTTCTTACATACAGACACAGGCAGTGATTTTAATATTATCGAACATCTTTCAAAAGATGGATACGACGTTGATTATGAAGTGATCGACTGTGAAGGTGGTAAGAAAAAGATTTGCGCTACAATTTATGAGAAAATCGAGGTGGAAGATGAACGATAAATCAAGTGTAGGGAATTACAAAGTAAGTAAAATAAAAGTTCTTTATGCAAAAATTAACGAAAGAACTATACATAATCAAAGATATTTTGAAATTTTGTATAAAGAAGTTGGCAAAGATTACGAATGTGTAGGGTATGGATCATTTTATTTAAGCACGGTACAGGAATGGCTTGAAATGTATTTTGAAGTTGTAGGCGAAGAACAGGATAGGAGAACAAAAATGACAGGTAATGAATATCAGAAATTAGCAATGAGAACGAATGACGGTAAATGCACGGATAGACTTTGCGGATTAATTGAAAGAATTGAAGATTATAACTCTGGTACAAGAATTGGCAAACACGTAGAAGAAATAGATGTTGGTGGTGTAATTAATGGTCTGTTTGGTTTGTCAGGAGAAGTTGGAGAATTAACAGACATGGTCAAGAAGTGGATTTTTCATAACAAGTCATTTGATATTACACATGCACAGAAAGAGCTAGGAGACGTGATGTGGTATATTGCTATGACTTGTGAATCTTTCGGATGGAGTCTGGATGAGATCATGCAGATTGAACATTGACAAGCTAAAGAAAAGATACCCTGATGGATTTGACACAGAGAGAGCTAACAACAGAAGTCCTGAGGATGTGTAGAATGTATCTGTATAGTGGTATGGAAGTTGCTTCTTGTGTGTTGGAATTTAGCAACAAATACAAATGCGAAATCACTAATTTGATGCTGCAAAATATTCTGTATTATATCCAACTTAATTTCCTTAAGAAATATCATGAACCAATTTTTTCTGACGATATTATTGCATTAAGATTCGGACCGTGTGTTCAAGATGTATACGATAGATTCAATGCATTTACTAGATTTCCTATATATTGTCCAGATATTGAGTCTTGTATAGATGATATTGAAGTTCGTATATTAATTCATCAGGTCGTGAATGCATGTACGTTTCTGGAAGGTTGGCAATTGGCAGAAAGAGCGCAGAAAAAAGGCGGACCATGGCATCAAACTTTTTGGAATGGAAGAAAAGTTATTCCAAAAGTTATTCCTATTGAAGTGATGAAAAAATATGTAGAAGAAAAGGAGTGATCTTATGTTTGAAGCAGCAGCGTTTATTATTGGACTTTTAATCGGATTTATTCTATGTGCGGTAATGTATACAGCAAACCATATAAACGATATAGAAGTTCCAATAAAACAATATATGGACATGACGAATTTGCTGTATCATGCGCCGGTCACGTATCGGCGATACAGTCTTAAAGGAAAACCAGAAATGCACTTTCGTTGTCCACGGTGTTCAGGAGAAGTTGCACAGTGGCAGGAAACTTGTAAGTGTGGAAATAAATTAGAATGGGGAGAAAGTGAGGATTTATATGTTGATAGTGTCAGAAAATAATAAAGCAATAAACCTTGACAATATTTCAGTTATGTATATTGGAGTTAAGAACATTATGATGAAAAGTGATATAGGAAAACATTGTGTAATGTGTGACTTGATGGACGGATATACTGAAATTATCAAGACGTGCAAAACAAGAACAGAAGCGGTAGAGATGTTGGATAAGATACTTAATCAGTATGACAGAGGACAAAGGGTTATCAAGCTATAAATGAATAACAAAAAAGAGATAAAGGAAAATGACAGCCAATCTTTAGCACTTGTAAACACCGTAAGAGTTTGGGAACAACCAGAAGATATTAATAAGATTGAATCTAAAAAAGAAATAGATGATATTATCAAAGAAATTTTAGATAAAGCACCGAAACATCCTAAGGCAACAGGTTATCTAAGAATGAAAGAGGAACGTTATCATGAATAGTAAATACTTTAACAACAGACAAGTACCTGCACAACAACGCAGGGTTAAGAATCGCAGGGATGCAGACAAACTAATACATAGCAGTTACACAGCTTTTCTTTTGCTAGGAATCATGGCATTAAGAAATAAATTTGACTTTGGTAGTGCAAGGATAGAACGTTGGATTGATGAAATCAACGATCTAAGAGACAGTTACGAAAAAGGTTATATAAGTGTTCAGGACCTACAGAAAACTATCAAGGAAGAAACAGGAATCGAGATAAAATTTTAATACGTTTGTTATTCTGTGAAATATATTTGTATGCAATACATAGAAGGAGCAGAAATAAAATGATTGATATAGGAAAAAACATAAAGGAAATTAGAATTAGAAGAGGATTATCGCAAAGAGAGTTAGGAAAACGTCTTGGTGTATCGGCACAAGCAATTTCACTCTACGAAAAAAACGCAAGAAGATTGACATTAACAAAGATAGATGAGATTGCGGAAGCTTTAAACTGTGGACGATTTGATATATTTAAAAGTGTTATAGATCCATCTAATATAAAACTTAACGATGAACTTATTAATAATGCATTAGAATCATGTAAAGCGCTTGCAAGCACAGCGACAGATGCAGTTATAATAGCGGCGTTGTTACAACTTATGTCGTATAGAGCTACTGGTCTAGCACCTGATCAAGTTGATGAGATGAAAGATGAGCTTGATTATTATAAAGATGAATACAATGATATTCAGGCAAGATATGATAAGTTATTTCATCATATGGAGGAATTAGGATGTCAGATATAGAACATACTTTACAACCAACTGCCAATAAGGTTTGCATTGGAAGAACTTCTTGAATATGAAGAAACAGGATTAACGCCTGATGAAATAAAGTACGCAAGAGAATCAATGAAATTAGAACTAGAGAGGAGAAAAACGAAAATGTTTGAAGTAAAAGTTGATACTGAGACAATTAAGCATGTCATGGATGCTTGCAAAACTGAGAAAACATTAAACCAACACGGAGTTGTGATCTATAACTGCCTGAAAGAACTTTTAGAGTACAGAGAAACAGGATTGACACCAGATAAGATTAGAGAAATGGATAAACTGTATCTTGAAAAGTGCCAAGAAGTCAATTCTTTAGTAGCAGCATGTGAAGAATTAGAAGGGAGAAAACAATATGAGAGCAAGTGATTGTCCGTGTTTAGGATGCACGCCGGAGACAGGCAGACATTCAGAGTGTCACTCAAGTTGTGCCGGATATAAAAGCTTCCTGGATAAATATAAGAAAGAGAAGAAGAAAGAAAAAGAAATGAATATGAGTTATTATTCAGAAGAAAAAGCAAAAAATGTAAGAAAAAATCTTTTAAGAGCGAAAAGAGGTAGGAAGTAATGAAAAGAGAAGATTTTACAGCAATGATTCCTGAAAATGATAAATATGTTGGTAGTAACATATATTTAAATGGGAAGAATGCAGGATTCGAGGAGTGCTTACAAATGATAAAAGAAAATATGGATAATTTGAAGTGTGCAAACTGCAAATGTTTTTCTAAAAATAAAAATACAAAAGATGGAACTTGTCAGAAATGGAAAGCACGATGCGGTGGTCAGCGTGTTAATTCAGAAGATTTTTGTTCTGATTTCGAGAAGAAAATTGACAAGGATTGATTGATGAATTATAATTAATATATCTTTAATTTATTCCGAAGTGAAAAATAAACAGTAACTTTAGAAGTTTGGGCACGATCATTTGGCTAGGTCGTGCCTTTTTCATATCAATGATAAATAAGTACGGAGGAATGAATATGATAAATGAAATTATTGGAAGATTAGGCAAAGAAAATCTTGAAAGAATAGCTGTTGAAAATCATGTGGCAATTAAAAACGCAGTTTATGTTTTACTGGATGTAGGTATGCAGTATAAAATAATGACAGCAGAAGAGTTTTCGAAAAATCAAGAATACAAAGAAATTTACTATTTTTCTCAGATAATCAATACAAATAAGTCTGTTGATAATAAGAAATGGCAAGCATATATAATGTTTAAAAAGAAGATGTATCATCTTGGAATGTATGATAAAAAAGAGGATGCTGCAAAAGCAAGAAAAGAAGCATAAGATAAGTATTTTAACGCATTTCTTGATGAATATAACAAAAACATGAATAACATTGACTAAATTAAGAAAACATAGTAATATAATAGTACAAACAACCACAATATATATTCCAAGGACGTAAAGGATCAGAGATTTTTTCTCTGGTCCTTTTTCCTGTAAATAAAATTATCTTTTTGCTACCATAAAAATAAGGAGGGCAGAAAGAATGATACATACAGCGTTTGATGTAATGAAAGAATATATGATCACAGGTGCGAAACTGGACGGTAAATATCAGTTTCCAGTTATACCGGCTGCATTTTATGAACCGTTTGATACGATAGATTTTGCAGACAGCTTTAAGCGGTCAATCAAGAATCATCGAGAATTGAACGTTAATTTTTATATACATGATAATGCGTTTGAAAGAGTGTATGCTAATCCTGATAGATACTTAGATCACTTAAGATGCTTTCACAGTGTGTGTGGATTAGACTACAGTATAGCTTCTGGCGAACAAGGAATGCCATTTGCAATGCAAATCTGGAATAAGTATAGAAATCATGCACTAACATATTATCTTGCTTTAAATGGCGTAAAAATGATTCCAAATATTAGTATACTATCAGAGGATTGTTGGGACTGGTGTTTTGATGGATATACCATAGGCAGCAATGTTGCGTGCAGCACAAACGGTAGAATGAAATCCAAGGCATCGAGGATTGATTTTTGTAACGGGTTCTATGAGATGTGCCGAAGATTACAGCCTAACAAGGTTATTATCGTTGGAAGACTGCCAAAAGAACTAAAGTCAGAAGTTCCGATCATAAATTTAAAAAGTAGAAATCAGTTAATGGAAGAAAGGTTGGGTAGAAAATAATGGGAACATCAACACAATATACGAGCGTCAGGAAGAAAAACGAACGCAGTAAGCAGAAGCAGAGAAGGCAGCGATTGAATGGATTGGTTCAGAACAGGAACCAAAGAAAGCAAAAAAATAAAGACGATTCATTAAATGTTTTGTGATTAGCAAAATAGCCAACACCGATTTTAACGGCATAGAATATTTTGTGCAAATTTCACGAACAAAAATTTTCGTCTCATGGGCAACTTTTCCAACCCACTTTTTGGTCCAGATTTTGGGTGGATTTTTCCAGTTGGAAATATTTAGAATCCAAAAATTTTGAGATTTTTTTGGAATTTTTTTCAATTTTAAATACGAGTAAAAATTTGGAAACTGCTCTTGAATGGGCAGAAAACCAGAATTTTTTTGTATACTGCCAATTTTTTACTATTGGACATGTTGCACAAAATCAAACTAGATCCGGCAACGTTTAAAAAATTGTATAATAAACGCAAGTATACAATTATATATTACCACGGATTTTGCAATAGTTCAATAAAAAAAGACGGTTCGCACCGTCTTTTTTAGTTTCTTCTATTATATGCTGTTTTTTCGTTCAAGCTTTTCTTGTATTGCTTCCCAGATGAAGCCGTTAAGGCTTTGCGAACCGATTTCATTTTTTATTCGTTCCTTTTCTCCTTTTGGTATGCATAAGCTAATACGATCATACGCCTTTAAATTATACTTATTATTTGCGACTGTTCGCGCATTTCTACCGTCTTTTCTTGGTGGGCGTGGCATTTTATCAACTCCTTTTCTTTTTTTCTTCTTATTATAACATTTTATTAATCATTGCACAACTATATAAATTGCACAATAAAAGCATACTTACACAATGGTATTTTTGTAATGTTTTACATATTGAATTATGTACTTACACAATGATATAATAACATCAAGTTAAAGGTACAGAACACAAATGATTAGGAGGTACAACGATATGAAATATTTTACAGCAAAAAATCTTGAGGAACTAAGAAAAGAATATAAAAAGTTAATGGTTAAAAATCACCCTGACAACGGCGGAGACGTTGCAGCATGTCAGGAGATCACGGCAGAGTATAAGAAACTGTTTGACATGTTCAAGGCAGGGCAGACACCAGACGAAGAGCAGAAAAATAAATACGACTACAAAACAGACGAAGCACTAAGAAACGTTATTAATAATATAGTTTCTTTCGATGGTGTCAACATTGAGGTTGTCGGCTCTTGGATTTGGGTAGATGGTAACACATTTACATATAAAGAAGAGTTGAAAAAACTCGGCTTTAAATGGTCCAAGAATCGTAAAAAGTGGCATTTTAGCACGGAACCGTCTGGGAAATGGCATAAAAAGAAAATGTCTTTCGAAGAGATTCAGAAAAAATATGGAAGTGAAAAAGTTAAAACTTGCGCGTCTGCAAGAATCGCATAAATAGAAAGAAGGCGTAAAAATGAATAAGACATCTTTAAGAAAATTAGAAAATGATTTAGGGGTAACAGTGGAAACAAAAAAATACACGTATGGTGGAAATGTGTATTTTATAGAATTTGATAATTCTAAAGAATATTATAAAAACCATAAATACGTTTATGATTTTGCAAAACGTCACAAAATGTACTTAGAAAGAAACTGTTATGCGTGGAGTTTCTCACTGGAGAATAAAAAAAGTAGAGAAATAAGACTAAAAAATGTGAAAAAATTAATTTTTTAAATCGCATTTTTGAAAAAGTTTATCATGAAACAAAAAACGGAGACAAAGCAAAACAGGCACAAATAAATTTTGTAAATGATCACGAAGAGTACAAAGAAGCATTCGAAGCTTTTTATTCATAATAGGGAGGAAACAAAATGAAAAATTATAAACTAGAGAAGATAAAAGAAGAACTTGTAAGAAGCCTTGCAAGAGATCAAGAACTTTTACGACTTTGGGAAGCTGTCGAGTATAAGACAAAAAAGGACGGGCAGCCGTTCAAACTAGTTTCAAAAAGCTTCGAAAATACAACATACAGGAAAGCAAGCTATGGAAATTATTATATTTTAGAAGTTTCTTCCCTCAGTAGCGATCTTGGATATATTAACGACTGGGTACGATTAGAAGAGTACAGAACGAAGGAAAAAATAATAGATGTAGAAAAAATCAAAGAAATGATTGAAAAGAAAAAAGCTTATTTTAGAAACGAGATCATGAAAGAAAAAAGCCGTTTGAATAAATTAGATCATGCGTTTGTAGAGTTTGAAATGGCATACACTAAAGCGCTTGGACAACTGGCGTATGATCTCGGTTGTACAAAAAAATTCGATAGTTTGCTTTATCGAATTACAAAAATTGTAACTGATAATTAAAAAAAGATCTGGGATAGCTTACACGTTCCCAGATCTTTTTTTTATTGTTATCTCGTAATCATATCCCATAATAGATAAAAAATTTTTTAGATCGCTTAAAGAAATCTTTTTGTTATTAAATTTATTATTTAGCTGCTGCGGCGTGGAAAGCCCTAGAAGTTTAGAAGCTTCTAACATTGTAAGTCCGTTCTTTTTTAGCAATTCTTTATATATTTCTTTTAGTTGTTTGTTATCTTCATAAGAAAAATTTATACCGTAGTCCATTTTGCACCTCGATTCTATTATTTTTAAACTATTATAATTTAAAAATGACAGAAAGTCAAACGAAAAAAGTTTATTTTAATATTGACATATAAACAAAAAACGTTTATAATTCAATTAAAGATAAACGAAAAACATTTATAAAAAGGAGCGCTATTATGAAATATTTTAGAAATTGCAAAACATTAAAAGAATTAAAAGATACTTATAAAAAATTACTGAAAGAGAACCACCCGGACAACGGCGGCGATCTGGAAGTTATGAAAGAAATCAACGTTCAGTTTGATTCTGTTTTTCCAATCTTTAGAGATCAGGCAGCAAAAGAAGCAGCGGAGCCGGAAGAAGTAAAAAAAGAAACTGCCGGAAGTGTAAGACGTAATTTTTACACTGCTTTTGGTTGGGAGGGTTCAAGATACGATTCTAGTTTGACATTAAAAGAGATTGCGAAAATTGTACGAGGATACGTAAAAAAGAAATATCCAACTTGTAAATTTAGTGTTAGAACGTCATACGGCAGCATGTGCCAATCTTTAATTGTTAAGTTGTTAGAATTTCCGCAACAAATGTTTATGACAGCCGACGAACTAAAGAAAATTTGGTATACACCTTTTTCATACGTGGATAGTGAAGGTAAGACAATAACAACTACTGTTTTAAATGACACAATTCAAAACTTATATAATAAATTCAGAGCGAATTATATTATGTCAGACGACGATTTTACACAGGAGGAATTTTTGAAATGCTACACAGAAACAGTATTTGAAAAAGGACAATTCTTTTACGGTGTTCAAACAGAATACTTTAAAAGCGTTGTCGATGATGTAAACGCCTTTATTGCTTCTTATAACTACGATGATTCCGACAGTATGATTGATTATTTTAGTTGTAATTTTTACGACGGTAAAGTAAGTTACAATGATTGTAAATTTGTTCCAAAAACTGCGAGAATTAAAAACAAAAAAGCAACGCCGGCAGCAAAGGCAAAGAAAAAACAGGATAAAAAAGAGCAGGAAGTAAAACAGATCGAAAAAGTAACGGAAGTTACTTACAAGATCACAAAAGGCGAAGACACGCGCGACATGTCCGAGCTGTGGGTAGTAAGAATCAATGAAAGCCTGAATAAAGAAGAATATCTTGATCAGAATAAAAAAATGCGTGATCTTGGCGGCTATTACAGTAAATTTAAGCATGGATTTATTTTTAAATACGATCCAAGCGAAAAATTAGCATAGGAGGGCGAAAAAATGAAAATATGTGAGATGTGCAATGTACTTTTTAATATGTCACTCGGGTTGGACTACGCAGACGGCGCAGACAGCAACAAAGAAGAACTTGACATATTGGAAACGGAAATAAAAGAAATTAAAGATAAGGATAAATCTTTGTACTATGTACTAGAAAGCATAGCAGAGCAAAACAAAGATTTTAAAAATTTTCCAGTTAACAGCGACGGAGGTTTTACAAGATGAAAAAAATAGATTTATTAATTGTTATAAGTAGTTTTATAATTGCAGGGATCATTTTTACAGCGATCCCGGGGGCGTTTGTCCTTGGATATTTAGAAATTGTACTTGGTGCAGCGTATGCAATAGGTAAATGAGTAGAAGTGACAAGAATTTTGATATATGACCGTGGAATATAATCCACGGTCATATATCTTTTTAAAGATTATTTTTTTATTGACCAGATCGAGAAAAATAAGAATAAAAATATGAAAGAAGTTCTTTATTGAGCTTCTTTTTTTGTGCGACTTTTTAAACGTCACGACGTTTTTTGAGTCTCAAAATTATAAAGATTTTATAAATTTTTATTTACGATCTAAAGTCGAAATATAACGGTGCCGGCGGTGTCTAGTCTGCGTATTTTGGCCAATAAGAGTGTTTTATATGGCTGTATAAGCGACGGAAACGCCGTATATTAGTCTTTAAATTTACGCTTGCAATAAAATTATCTTTAGTTCAGGATATTAATTACAGGGTATTATATAAAGCCCTTATGAATATTTAAGATTATTATTTAATGCTTTAGAGTGATAAAGTGAAGGTGGTGAGAACATGAAGGATTTAGAAGTTTATGAGAATGAGATTGATATATACGCAGATGATTATATTAAATCTTTAGCTAACGAAGATGATATATATAAAGTGTCTACGTTTAAGGGTATGCTTAAGCATATATTTAAACATGTATTTAAAGCTAAGAAGAGTGAGAAAACATTGTATCAATTAAAGACTAACATTGATACTAGCGACATAGATACGATCAATGAGATATGGGATATATATACAACGCTCTGTTATAAATATAATCATAATCCTTCGTTACTTGGGTTCTCTTTGCTGACTGGGATCAATGACGACACGTTCAATAGTTGGCGTACTGGTGAGGTTCGGGCAAGCTCTGGACATTCCGCCGCTGTCAAAAGATGGAAAAAAGAATGTGAGTTGGCTCTGGCAGACCGCACAAGTGAACAAAACTCTGTAGGTTCAATGTTTTTGTTAAAGAGCTGTTACGGGTACAGCGAACAGCAAACAGTTAACATCATTGACCAGACGGGACTGCCAAAAGAAAGCAGGGCAGAGATCGCAAAGAAGTATGCAGAGCATCAACAACTACCACAGAAACCAAATTTATAAGCATAATATATATATCATAAAAGCATTATGCACAATAGGGCAATAATAATAATATATATAGTTGTGCAGTATCACAATAGATATATAGTGATCTATAACTTAAACCATTATTTAACGTATAGATTGATCGTGTGGTGTAAAGATATATGCAGACTACACAATAAAGCTTGTTTGTTTTGTGCATGTTGTACAAAGTAAAGGGAACGGCAGAAAAGACGGGGTACCCCTCACAGGAGACCGCCCACGCCGCCGGAGTTAGTGCCAAAAATTCCCCAAAAAACAAAAGAGCCTTTTTAGGCATACAAAGAAATCAATATATAACTCATAACACACAGAGAGGATATACAAGAATGATTGAACATCAAAACTATTACAATCCCGGAAAGTATGAAGCAAAAGATGTGATTAGAGACTGGGATTTAAATTTCAACTTAGGTAATGCAGTAAAGTATATATGCAGAGCAGGCAAGAAAGACCCAAACAAACTTGTTGAGGACTTAGAGAAAGCAGCAACGTATATCAACTTTGAACTTGAGTATTTAAAAAATAAGTCAGGAGCAGTGAAACGATGAGATATTTATATAACATGTTTGTAGTTGGTGTTTCAGTGTATGCAGCAGTAACATTTGGAAATGGTTGGTTGTTTTTGCTGATGTTATTAATTTTAGGAGTTGAGTAGATGATCACAAAAGCTATTGTTACACTCTGCAATGTTGTATATGCATTGATCATCAGATGGTTTATGAAAACAGCAAAAACAAATGATAAAGCAACGATCGTAGGTTTTTTATCCATGATTCTCTTATATGCGTTAAACATTATTGTGATATGGTGGTGCTAAATGAAAAAAGTTAAAGTTAATTTCGTTGATGGAAGAGAAGAATATTTTGACACAGATTATACTACAAATTGTTCAAGTAGTATGTTTTGGTACTCAGCTGAAGAAGAAATGTTTTATATAAAAAAATCAGCAATGAACGTAATTTTACTTCCTAGAGAATTTGTAAGATACATATGTATTGCAGATTAATTATAAGCTGTCGAGAAAATCTCGGTAGTTAGGACCGTTAACTCAGCAGGTGAGAGTATCCGGCTCATAACCGGAAGGCCACAGGTTCGAATCCTGTACGGTCCATTGAGTGATGCTAACAGCAAATTTTAATGTATTATAAAATGTTTTTGAAGGTTAATGCACAAGCATCATGTTCTTAGGGACTCATACAGCAAATAAAAAGTACAATGCAACAAAAAACAAGCCATGACGTATAGCATACTTCACGAGTCCTGATTATGAAAGAGAGGGAAATATGAATTTTGCACAAGCAGTGGAAAGAGAAACAAAGTTCACAAAGACAGAGAATGGAGCAGTTGCTTTGAATACTACGGGCAATGCATGTCTTGATTTGTATTCAACAATCGGAAGTCTTAGAGATGCAGAACTATCAAGAGTTCTATCCTTGTTTGACGAAGCGTACAAAGAAAATCCGTTACTTGCTACAAAAATCGTATTTTATGCAAGAGATGTGAGAGGTGGATTAGGAGAAAGAAAAGTTTTCCGTGATCTGATTCATCATATGGCTTGCGTATACCCTGAAAGTATTAAAAATAACATTTACTGGATTCCTGAATATGGGCGTTACGATGATTGGTACGCATTGGTCGATACGCCTTTAGAACAGGATATGTGGACTCATATGAAATCACAGATGGTTGAAGATTTCAAAGACTACAACAATGGAAAACCAATATCATTATTGGCTAAATGGTTAAAGACCGCGGATGCAAGCTCTAAGAAAACAAGGGAGCTTGGAATTAAGACAGCACTTGGTTTTGGTATATCTGTTCGAAATTATAAAAGGATTGTCCGTAATCTTAGAAAATACTTAAAGATCACGGAAACATATATGTCTGCGAACAAATGGAACGAGATATTTTATCCGTCAGTGCCTAGTAGATGTATGTTAAATAACCAATATGCTTTTTATCGCCATGATGCAGAAAGATTCCAACAGTACAAGGAAGATGTGTCAAACGGAAGGCAAAAGATCAATTCAAGTACACTGTATCCATATGATTTGATCAATGAAATTGATTCACCACACGAGAGCGATTATGTCATTGCAGAAGCACAGTGGAAGAATCTTCCGAACTATGTAGAGCCGGGACGAAACGTATTAGTTATGGCTGATGTATCATGTTCCATGAATGGAAGACCTATGCAAACTTCTATAGGACTTGCAATATATTTTGCAGAAAGAAATATTGGTCCATATCATAATATGTTTATGACATTTAGCGCTGATCCTAAATTTGTATCACTAAAAGGGGATACACTATACGAAAAATATAGAAACGTAATATTTTCGGAATGGGGATTCAATACAGACCTGAAAAAAGCATTTGATAAGATTTTGAAGATTGCGATTGATAATCATATAGATCAGGAAGAAATGCCAGAAGCACTTGTTGTTATTTCTGATATGGAAATTGATCAGTGCACAAATGATAGTTGGACGTTTTATGATCAGATGGCTGATGAATTTAAAAAACATGGTTATGAGATTCCTAACATTGTGTTCTGGAATGTTCAAAGTAGAAATAATGTTTTTCATGCTGACAGCAACCGAAAAGGTGTTCAGTTATGTTCTGGGCAGTCAGCATCAACATTTCAAAATGTCATTTCCGCAATTGGTCTTACGCCAATAGAAGCAATGGAAATGGTAATAAATTCAGAAAGATACGATAACATTTCGATTACCTCCAAATAAGTTGTGGTATATAGCTCAATTGGATAGAGCGCAACACTACGAATGTTGAGGATGCCAGTTCAAGTCTGGCTATACCATTTGTTCGCTATTGCGAACATAAAGTCCTTACTTTCTTAAAATTATTTTAGTACGTATGTGAAATTCAAGCCAATGTTGCTGTTGACCGTTATAGCCGGGATGGATTTCTTTTTTTCATGGAAAACTTTTTCACCCCAACTGGTGAAAAGAGATCTTCGCCTTTAAGCAGGCAAAGATTTTACTCCTTACAATGTTTTTATTTTGTTTGCGTATCTGAATATGGTCAGTTTAGTCGGTTCGACTCCGGCATACGCATTGTTTTTTTAGAATTGACAGGGGATTATAACATTGAGTATGACAGAAATTATCAAAGAAATGAAAAATTATATGACAGAACCGATTGAGGGAATGTCGTATGCAGAAAAGGATAAAGAAGGCAATGTTTGGATTCATTGCCCGTGGTGTGGAAAGAAGCAATTTCCTGTTAACCATGATACGAAAATTAGTCATTTGCAGTATAAATGCAAATCGTCAAACTGCAAAAAAATGTTTGAAATAAATTATTAATAGTCGCAAGAGCCAAAGAGCCGGACGCTTTCAAGGGAAGGAGTCGGTTCTTTTTTTATGCAAGAAGGAAGTTTTGAATGGTATCAATCGGTCTTTAAGTCAATATTGGACGGACAGATGGATTTGTACGAAAACCAGAATGATACATACCAATTGTTGCTCAACATGAAGCAAGAATTAACATTTAACAATAAAGAGGTCATGGACTATGCAATCAAGATAAGCAAGTATGCCCATGAAATGGCTGCATATATGGCAGCAACGACAGGAATGGCGGAATATGACGATCTATACTGGAAGTTTCTGCTTCTGGAAGGTCAGCATTATCAGGTAGACAGTGGTTTGTTATATCTTGAAAAGAACAGAGTACCTTCTGAGAGGTTCTACGAACCACGTAGATCGGTTTTTATGCAACACGGGATAATTCAATCATTGCAAGATTTAATGGACGATAAATTGGACATATTTGCGTTAAGTGTTCCACCCGGTTGTGGAAAGTCAACACTGGAAGACTTTTTCTTATCTCTTGTTGGTGGTTGGTTTCCAAATTGTTTTAACTTATCTTCTGCCCATAGTAGCATTTTGACACGATCACTGTATGATGGAGTTCTTGAAATTATAAATGATCCAGTAGAATACACATGGCATGAGATTTTTCCGAATGTGCAGATGCAAGGAACAAACGCAAAAGAAACAACAGTAAACCTTGAAAGAAATGGCCGTTTCAAAACGTGGACGTTTCGTTCGATTGACGGATCGTTAACAGGTGCGACACGTTGTAATAAATTTCTTACCGCGGACGACTTGGTATCAGGAATTGAAGAAGCATTGAATAAAAACCGACTGGAAACACTCTGGACGAAAGTTGCGAACGATTTACGCTCAAGACGATTGGACGGTTGCAAAGAGTTCTATATTGCGACACGATGGAGTGTTCATGATCCGATTGGAAAGCTACAGACACTATATGCAGGTGATCCGAGAGCAAGATTTATTGCAGTACCGGCACTAAATGAAAAAGGCGAAAGCAATTTCATGTTTACTGTAAATGGATTCTCTAAAGAGTATTTTGAAGATGCAAGAAAAGCTATGGATGATATTTCATTTAACTGTTTATACCAACAAAAACCAGTAGAGCGTGAAGGACTATTATTACCGGCGGATGAATTAAGAAGATTTTATCTTGAAAAACATCATGTTCCTGAGGGGGTATCTTGTTATGCAGTATTTCCTAAAAAAGACCCAGATGCTATCTGGGGTGTCTGCGATACAAAAGATAAGGGAACCGACTTTGAATCCCTTCCGATTGCATATCAGTTTGGAGAAGATTTTTATATACCGGAAGTTGTATTTGACGATGAAACGAATTATGAAATTCTTGATAACAAGACAGCTGCAATTCTTATCAGACATCAACCACATAAGGTGCGTTTTGAATCAAACCAAGCCGGAGGAAGAATTGCAGATAATATAAGCAAAATGATCAAAGGCAAAGCAAGGACAATTATTGAAACAAAATACACAACAGCAAATAAAGAAACCAAAATTTTGGTCAATTCAGATTGGATAAAGAAGCATTGCTTATTTTTAGAACCATCAGAATACCAAGTAAAGTCTGATTATGGAAGATTCATGGAAAATGTAACTTCTTACACAACAAAGGCGAAGGTTCTGCATGATGATGGTCCTGACTCATTAGCTATGTTAGCAGAATTTGTATCAAAGCCAGAAGCACGACAAAGTTATATCAGACAAAGTCCAGTTTAGAGGTAAAAAATGACAGCGAAAGAATATTTAATGCAATTACAGTTCCTTGATAAAAAAATACATAATAAATTGTCAGAGGTATATCAGTTGAGAGCGTTAGCGACTAGTGCATCCGTGGCAATCGGTTCTGATAAAGTACAAACTTCAAAACAAAAAGATCGTATGGGAGATGCAATAGCCAATATTGTAGATAAAGAAAGAGAAGCTAATAGAGAAATCAAAAGATTTCTGATCAAGAAAAAAGAAATTATATCAGTGATCGAAACAACAGAAAATCCAAATCATTATGATCTTCTTTTTAAGAGATATGTTGAGTACAAAACATTAAGAATGATACAAAATGAAATGGGTTATTCCTTGCAGCATGTAAAAAGAATGCATAAAGAAGCATTAGATGAAATTAAGAAAATCAAAGGATTTGAAGAATAAGACTCTATGATACACAATAAGACCTTTTAGTTTAGTATACTATATAATAGATTTTAAGTAAGCATTTGTGGATGTATTTCCGCAGATGCTTTTTTATTGCGAAGAAAGAGGTGAAACGACAATGGGTTTAGAAGCAAGACTGCTTGGAAGAACAAAAATCTATACAGATGAGACAATCATTGATGAAGATAACATATTATCAGTCTTGCGAAAAGCTTATGCAAAACACTTATTTAATCGCAGACAGATGCAGTTTCTGATTGACTATGAAGGCGGACAGCAGCCATTAAAACGACAAAAAATAGTAAGACCAGACATTGACATAAAGGTTAATGGAGGTGTTGCAAACTACGTCAAAGAATTTAAGATTGGCTACAATTGGAGCAGCCCTATCATGTTGGTTCAACGTGGCGACAAGGAAATGCATGACTCTGATTCAAAAACGGATGATGCAGGAATCACTTCATTAAATGAGATTCTAACAAATGGAGAAAACATCGGTTATAAAGATCAGTGTATGGCAGAGTTTATTGAAATCTGCGGTATCGGTCATAGAATGATTGATATTAAGACAGACTTTGACGATATGGAAGATGGTGAACCTGAATCTCTGGTAGATGTGTATACACTTGACTCCAGATATGCTTTTTGCGTATATAACAACGGGACAGGTCAGAAAAAAGTTTTAGGTGTTACATACAGGAAAGTTTCAGGAAAGCTGTATTTTACATGTTTTACTAAAGAATACCGCTATGAGATTCAATCAGGTGAGGTCGTTTCAGTAGAAAAGAATCCACTGAAAGATATTCCGATTATTGAGTATGAAAGAAGTTTTGACAGAACGGGATGCTTCGAAAGAAAGATTCCAGAAATTGATGCACTCAATATTTTAATGTCAGACTTTACAAATGATGTGTCACAGAGAACACAGGAAATATGGTGGGGGAACGACATTAAGTTCCCAGTAGATGAAGAAGGAAATGAGATTCAACCTAAAAGCGGTCAGTGGTTAGTGACATATTCAAATGAAAATGGAAAGCCAAGTGTTCAACCACTTTCAAGCACATTTGATTCTGGCAGTACATTATCTGCTATTTCTGATTACCGCAGTAGAATCTTTCAGGATTGTAAAGTCCCTATTCAGTACGAAAGTTCTGGCAGTGGATCAACGGGGACAGCAACCGACATGAGTTCTGGATGGAGTGCAGCAGAATTGGATGCCATGAGAGAACAGCAAATGACTGAGAAGGGCAAGAGAGAAGAAATTAAATTGATCCTAAGAGCGATTCAGTTAGTTCCTTCAAAAATTCTTCCTGAAGACAGCCCGATCAGAAAAATACACAGTTCTGATATAGACTTTCATTTTAACAGAAGAAAGAATTATGACATGTCTGTTAAGGCAAACACTTTTGCTACATATGTGAGTCACGGAATCCACGGAAGACACGCATTAAAGGTAGTTGACGCGTTTGGTGATGTGGAACAAGTTTGGAACGATAGTCAGGAAATGATTGAAAAATATCAGGAATCTTTGTGGAAAACATCTGATAGTAGCAGCACTTCAACCATAGGAGATACTGGTAGCAATACATCAGAAAAGATTCAAGGCGATACATCTGATCAGACAGGAAACTCACCGATATTAGATGGATTGAATACAGACTCAAATAAGATTCAGGCATAACAGGAGAGAGAAATGTACTCAGCATTAAGTTTTGATGAATTGAATCAAATGGATATGAATACAAGGTCTATTCCGTATGAAAAGTATTTTGGAGAGATGGAACTTCCGAAAGAAGAAAAAGAGACAAGAATCAAACTGGCCGAGAATATGGAAGATGAATTTCTCTATGTCATGAGTCTTATGTTTACGTTGCAGAAATACCCAACACCAAATTGGGAAACTGCAAGACAAGAGTTTTTTGACAGATATAAGAAATCTTTGAATGGGTATGTTACACCAAATGAAAATTTTTTGGCATACATGACAGCATTATCATATGAAGTTATAGATGCTACGAAAAGGAATATTGATGATCCTTATTACTTTTCACAGGATAGAGCAAAATTTATTTCTGAGAATGAAAGTAATGTATCAAGAAGTTTTCAATACGACTTAGAAGCAATAGCACAAGGAAAAACAAAAAAACAGTGGGTTGCAATTATGGACAAGAAAACAAGGTCCACACATAGGTCCGCTGATGGAGAGATTATAGGAATAACAGAACCATTCATTGTGGGTGGTTCTTTATTAATGTACCCAAGGGATGTGTCTTTGGGCGCAAGCTCATCTGAAATCGTAGGATGCAGATGTAGTGTTAAATACATATAGTCACAGAGAAGTGACGTTAATAAAACACGGTTGCTTAGAGAAAAGCAGAAAATAAAACACAAATTTGATTGAGAGAGAACTCATAAAAACACAGGAAGGAATTTTATATGTTTTTTTATTATTTAAAAGGTAAACGTACTCGCAGCAGAGTTAGATTTGCAGATGCACCAGATGGTGGAGAAGGAGCGCAGGTCGGAAATCTTTCAGGCAATAATGGCGGTGGTTCTGGATCAACAGAAGATGAACCTAGCACAGATGAATTACTTGCTAAAATCGCACGATTAGAAGTTGAGGGATCAAAAAATAAAGCTGCATTAGATAAAGCCTTAAAGGAAAAAGGCGAGATCACAAAACAGTACAGATCAACATTAACAGCGCAGGAACAGGCAGCGTTAGAAAAGAAAGAGGCTGACGAAGCTAAAGATGCAAGAATCGCTGAGTTAGAAACGAAAATGCTGATTGGAGAATATACAGAAAGATGTATGGACCCTGAAATTGGCATGAGTAAAGATGCAGCGAAAAAATTTGCAGAGTCACTTGCCGGAAATGATATTGAATCAGCTTTTAAATGTCTTGCAGAACATATAAAAGTCACTAAATCCGACATGGAACAGGAATTTTACAAAAACAGAAAAAATATTAACGCCGGAAATGGAAATGCAAAAGAATCACTTGCAGTTGAAAAAGCAAAGGAATTTGCGAAGAACAAAAAAGCCGGAGTTAATGCAGATATATTAAAGCATTACATGTAAGAAAGGAGACGTATCATGGCAAGAGGAGATATGAAAGTAGATGTTCTTTCAGTTTCTAATGAAGTTGAAATTTTAAACAGAAAAGAATTTGAAGCAATTCCAAATACAGTAGACTTTGATGGCGTAGAAACCAAAGACGATTTAGGTAGAAAAGTTGTAAAAGCCGGTACTCCAATCGGAAAAGATGGAGCACCAATTAAAGCTACACCTTGGACTGGAGCTGTTGGAATTTTACTTCATGATGCTTATGAAACAAGGCCGCAGCAGGCAGTTTTAAAGAAAGCATATGTAAATACGACAAGAGCACAGAAAAGTTCTGGATTAACATATGATCTTGCGTTAGTTACAGAGTTAGAAAAGTCTGGATGCAGAATCGTATTAGAAGAACCAGAAGTCTTAGCATAAGACAAATACCGGTTATTAGAAAAAGATAGATAATCGCTAACCCTCAATAGTTACAGGGTAGAAAGGAGAACAATATGTTATTAACAGACGTTTTTTCAGCGGAAGCAGTAGCATCCGTTAGAACTTCTGATGTAAGTAATTCCATGGCATATGCCGGACTTGCTTTTTTCCCAAATAAAAAGAAAACTGGAATTGACCTGAAATGGATCAAAACACATAAAGGTCTTGGAGTTGCATTAAAACCATCTGCATTTGATGGTATGGCAACAATCCGTGCAAGAAAAGGATTCAAAGTGACAAATGAAGAAATGCCACTTTTCCGTGAATCTATGGTTGTAAAAGAACAGGATTTAGCAGAGATCACAAGAGCTCAGGAATCCAATGATCCATACCTTAATGAAGTTTTATCTCATATCTATGATGATACAAACGAGTTAATTGATGGTGCTGATATTGCAGCCGAACGCATGAGAATGCAGTTACTTGCACCAGTAGGCGGAGATATGAAAATTGTAATCGGTACAGCTGATAATGTAGCTTACAATTACAGTTATGATCCGAACGGCGATTGGAAAGCAAAACATTATGCATCTTTAGAAGGGACAAGCACATGGGATAAAGCGGATACATCCAAACCATTAAACGATATTCAGAAGGGTATTAATTACCTGACAGATATCGGTGTCTCACCTATGTATGCAATGATGACTTCAAAAACATTTAACTATCTGATTGAAAACTCTCAGATCAAAAATGCCATTATTACAATTTCTGGAAGAACAATTGATTTTGTATCTAAACAAGTTGTAAAAGAAGTGTTCCAGTCTCAGACAGGACTTATCCCAATTTTATACGATAAGAAGTTTGAGGACTATGACGGTAAAGATAAGAGCTTCTATCCTGATGATTATGTAACAATCATCGGTGAAGGACAGCTTGGTAATACATGGTATGGAGTGACACCAGAGGAAAGAACATTACTTGGTGATCCTAGTGTAGATGTAAGTGTCCTTGATGATACAGGAGTTGCAATTGCTGTTAAATCTGAATACGGACCACCAGTATCTTATTCAACTACTGCTTCTCAGATTGTTCTCCCATCTTTTGAAGGCATGGACAGCATTTATGTTATGAAAGTAAAATAGGAGGAGTTGTATGATTTACGATCATGTAGTAAATAAAAATGGTGTGTATTATGCAGCTGGTGATGAGGTTCCGGAGGATAATGTTTCCACGGAACCTTCTGTAGAAGAACAGGAAGTTCCTGTAAAAAGTGAAGAATCTACAGAAGAACCAGAAAAACCAAAAAGAGGAAGATCGCCGAAGAAATAAAATGAGGTAAAAGAAATGACAGAGGAAATATTGAATGAATTAATTGAATATGCCGGAGATGATTATGAAGCAAATCAACAGTCATTTCTAAACTCATTGATTGAAGATGCAATAGAAGAAGTGTGCTGTGCAATGTATCCCGGTGGATATGCTTCTGATAAAGAGTTTGAAAAACAGAAACAATTAGCTGTGAAACGATACAAAGGAAAAATAAAAAGGATAGCACAGTATCATTATGATAAACAAGGAAAAGAAGGCGTAGTCAGTTATTCAGAAAGCAGTACATCAGCTTCTTATGAAAATTCTGGAACACCTTCTAGTTATTTGAGAGGTATTATACCTGAATCAAAAATTATCTAAGACGGTGCGTGATGTTTGAAAAGACCTCCTATTATACATCGCAGGGAGTGCTTAAGAAGGTGGTGGGGAAAGCACATTTTATGGAGGTTATATTAAATTGGAAATAAACAGGACTTTTCTATTTTGCGAAGTCCTGTTTTTTATGCCAGAAGGGAGTCTTCATTGGATAGCGAACACTTTGTTGAAACAAATACATTCGATGAGTTCAAAAGAAGAATTGAAGATGAAGATCATCGACAAAACAGACGAATAGAAGAGCTAGAAAAATTGGCAGAAGAAATACACACGCTTGCTAAAACATCGGCAGTTATGTGTGAAAAATTAATAAACATGAATGATAAGCTTGATACAGTAAACAAAGATGTTGAATCACTGAAATCAAAAGATGGTGAAACGTGGCGAAGAGTTGTATGGACAGTTATTTCTGCAACCTTAGGTATTGTTCTTGGATTCATATTTAAAGAAATAGGAATGTAGGTGATTGTAATATGCGATCAAGGCAAAGAGACAAGCAAAATATATGGTTTTCGAAAATTTCAGAAAATCATGATGATATAGATACTGTCATTACTTATGAAAAGCCGATCATGAAAAAAATGACCGTATCATCTACAAGTGGTACTGCGGAAGAAATATCAGCGGGTATTGTTCCGAACTATGATCGCTATATTACAAGTTATGATAGATCGTTTTGCGATTATGCAGAAGAAGGTGTCGTATGTTGGGTAGATTCAGAACCAGAAATTAATCAAGATGGGTCATTGAGAATGGAAGATGATGAAATAACGCCAGTGACAATGCCGGATTATAAGATTTTGAAAATAATTGATACAAAAAAAGGAAATATCGCAAGGTATGGAATTAGCAAAATCAAAGGAGTGTATCAATGAGAATCAATATTGAGCTGAGTCAAAAAAGTATTCAATCAGCGATAAAGCAAATTGAAAATTGCAGAGATAAGCTTATTAGAAAAAACAGAGAATTTGTAAAGCGACTCGGAGAAGTTGGTATTCCTGTTATAGATTCTAATATAGCTGTTGCGGCGGGCGATTCAGATAAAACACATGATGCTTATATCAAAATCAATTCTTTTGGAGATTATGCACAAGCAACTTTGATCGTAAGTGGTAAGGATTTACTATTTATAGAGTTTGGTGCCGGTGTGCATTACAACGGAGCTGTTGGTAGCAGCCCTCATCCGTTGGGAGCATCAAAAGGATACACGATCGGTTCTTATGGAAAAGGAAATGGAAGTAAAGATGCTTGGTATTATTACGCTGATACAGGAGAAATTGTAAAGTCACAAGGTACACAAGCAACAATGCCAGTGTATAAAGCCGGCGTAGAAATGCGGCAGCAGATGTTAAAGATAGCAAAGGAAGTATTTTCTTCTTAGAAAGGAAAGATTCATATGCCTGATACAGTAAAAAATCCAGTGTCCGATGTATATAAGCGTTGGAGTGCAGAAGTTAAAAAGGTTGTGGGTGATGGAAATTATTCATTCGAAAGAAGTCAAACTCTTGCAGCTAACAAAAAGATGTATGCACAAATGTTTCTTATGGGAAATTCGGGGACACGTTGGGATATAGAAGGTGACGAAGTAGCTACAATTCCAAGTTTTCAAATTGATTGTTTTGCAACAGGAACAAAAAGTGTTGAAAAGGTATATCAGATTGACGATGCAAGTCACAGAGCAATGGTATCTATGGGATTTCAACGAACATATGGACCAGAACAGCAAGATAACACAGACAACAGTATAAAGCGTGTTGTAAGTCGTTATAGCAGAATCTACACAGGTAATTTGTTGGAGTAAACATGAATCTTATCTATTCAAAGAATGAATTTAACATATATAAATCAAATGATGATGGGTACATAGTGCATAACACAAAAAAGAAATTTGCTGACGGTCATTCACACATCAGAACTTTTAATCAATCAAGATATATCGTTGAAATGGTTACACATAAAAGAGTACCTAACCATTTATCAATATATTTGCTCACAAGCCTGATAAGAATTTCTAATGATGAGATTTATCAGGAAAAGATACAGGGATTAATTGATTCAAAGAAGAATATAGGTCAGCGATTTTATACGAACAATATGAAAAACAAATATAAGTTTCAGAGAAATAGTTAATAACAGATATTTCTGTTTAGATATTAAACCGGTCATGAAAAATCATGATCGCTAACCATCAATAGTTACAGGGTAGAAAGGAGTTTGATTATGAGTGGTGTAGCCGGAATAAGTACAGTCGGTGTAAAAGTTGGATATGCAGTAGAAACTACAGCAGGAACAAAACCGGCAAAATTTAAACAGCTTCATCGTATCAATGCCACGGATGATATTGGAATTGATACAGAGACAATCGATGCATCAGCATTAGAAGATGAAGTTGATAAAGAGATTGCAGGTAGAGGATCAACAGGTGGAACGTTTAATGTTACTGTCAACTTAACGAACGAGACAATTAAAGAATGGGAAACTTTGATCAGTGAATACAAAGCAGGAAAAGCAGCAGGAAAAGCCGTATGGTATGAGGAATATTACCCGGCACTTGATAAGGCATATTTCACAAAGATTGAGCCACCAGCACAGATACCTAAGCCGGGACTTGATCAGAATGGATTAGCAACCGTTGAAATGACATTGACAATCAACGAGTATGTAGGTCTTGATACCGCAGTAGAACCAGACAATACAGAAGTGTAATTTGAATGAATAGGAGGCAAACATGTATAAAGTATTAAAAATTGGCGGAAAAGATTATAAGCTTGAATACACAGTTGAAGCATCATTATATGACGATTGTGTATCAAGCGTAACTTCATTGATGGTAGGAATCAGTGAATCAGAAGATAAAAATGATATTAAGAAGCTCGTAAAAGAAATTTCCAATATCCCAAAGACAACATTAATAATCTTTTATGCAGGGCTTCTTGAAGCACATGGACCTGAGGGAGATGGGACAGTTTCTGATCTTAAAGATGCAAAATCTCTTATTAGAACATATCTTGAAGAACATAAAGATGATGAATATGGAAATTTCTATGGGATCATGACTCTTTGTATTGAAAAGATGGGCGAAGATAATTTTTTCGATCTAATCGGTCTGAACAAGATGTTAGGGATCGAACCAGAACAGAAGAAAGAACCAAAGAAACCTCAGGATCACAAAAAGAAAACAGCGAAAGCAGAAGTTACAGAGAAATAATACTTGATACATTGTTTCCTCAGGCTGTAAAAGCCGGAATGACAAAAGATGAATTTTTTCACTCCACTCCAAAAGAAATTAGTGTATACATAAATGCATACAAAGAACAGAAAGAATATGAACTGAAAAGTACAAATTATCAATCATGGTTAACAGGTTCTTATGTGTTGCAAGCGATTAATTGTGCTTTTTCTAAAAATGGGAATTATCCAGAAAACCCATTGCTAAAAGAAGAAAAAAGTATTGAATCAATTGAAAAGAGAAGTGGAAGAAGTAAAGAAGAAATGCAACAAGAATTAAGACTTATGGAACTCAGAGTTATGCAAGCAAATGCAAATATAGAAAAGATAGGGGCAGACGAATGATTCTGCCCTTTATTTTTTTATACCGGCTGACCGTATGAGATCAGCCGCTGACCTTATTAGTTGGAGGTGAATCAAAATGCCAGATAGTACAATAGAAACACTCGATATACAAGTGAAAAGTTCGACTGCTAGAGCTGTTACAGCACTTGATAATTTGGCAAACAAATTATATGACGTGAGCAAAGCATTTAAGTCCGTAGATACTGGAAGTATGAGAAACTATTCTCGTGAGATAGGCAGGGTTTCTTCGTCTTTAAAATCAATGAGTGGTATCAAAATCAATGTACCTAAATTATCTGGTCTTAGTAAACAGTTACAGTCATTAACAAATGTTAATTTTACCGCCTTAAATGCAAGTTCAAAACCATTAAAAGAATTGGCTTCTGGACTGAATGCTTTAAAAGGCGTTTCAGGTGTTACGATACCAAAGCTAGATTATAAAAATATCAATTCAGTTTCCAAAGCAATTGAAAAGATAGGAAAATTAGATACTGGAAATATTCAAAATTCTGTGAATGGAATATCAAAAGTATCTCATGCAATGTCAGTTTTAAATAACGTTGATTTTAGCGACAGCAAAATATCTTCTGTCATTAACTCTATCAGAAAATTAATGGCAGTTGATACAAAAGGTTTTGATACGCAGATTTTTGACAGTATTTATAAGTCTGTGTCTAAACTTGGAAATCTTCCGGATGTTTCATCAAGTATCAATAGACTTGTTGCATCATTAGCTAGATTAATCAGTTCTGGAAATAATACTGGTGTAGTTGCAAGCAAACTTCCGGCGGTAGGAAATGCAATAAAGCAAACTGCAAATAAATTAGCATCGGTTAAAGGTGTTGAAGAATCAATAAATCAATTCATATCAGCGTTAGCGAGTCTATCTTCTGCCGGCAAAAAAGTAGAATTAAGTGCTAACGGACTACAAATAATGGCAAAAGAACTTTTGTCATTTTTCAATACCATGTCTAAAGCACCGGCTGTTAGTAAGAATACAGTAGAAATGACAAAGGCGTTGGCACAATTAGCAGCATCAGGCGGTAGAGTTAGTAGTGCTGTCAATACAATGAATACTTCTTTCGGAAAATTAAGGAACGGATTTTCTGAATTAGCAAGCTTAGCATCCAGAGCGGGGTCTACTGTAAGTAGTGGTATTGGTAAAATGGTAAATGCTATTCGAAATATTGGGTCAGCAAGTGGAAGTATTTCAACCGTAAATTTCAGCTTAAAAAATCTTATTCAAACAGCTATTGGATTTAAGGCGGTACAAGCATTTGGACAATTTACAAAGGATGCAATAACGTTAGGATCGGATATAACAGAAGCAGAAAACGTAATTGATGTTTCTTTTGGTAAATTAAAATACAAAGCATATGATTTTGCTTCAACAGCTTCAAAGCAGTTTGGAGTATCTGAGTTGGCAGCTAAAAGATACACAGGAACCATAATGGCAATGTTGAAGTCATCAGGTGTCGCCCAAAATGCAGCATCCGACATGTCAGTAGCATTAGCCGGATTAGCGGGTGATATTGCATCTTTTTATAATATAGATACTGATACAGCATTTTATAAAATCAGGGCAGGTATTTCTGGTGAGATTGAACCATTAAAGCAATTAGGTATTAACATGTCTGTTGCAAATATGAGTGCTTATGCTTTGGCAAACGGAATTACAAAGTCGTGGACTTCTATGACTCAGGCAGAACAGGCTACATTGAGATATAACTATTTAATGTCTGTAACAAAAGATGCGCAGGGCGATTTTGCTCGTACTGCCGGTACTTGGGCAAACCAAGTACGTTTATTAAAATTAAACATTCAGTCATTATCAGCTGTTATGGGTCAAGGAATTATTGCAGCTGTACTTCCGGCAATTAAAGCATTAAACGCTTTAATGAGCAGGCTTATGCAAGCAGCTAATATGTTCAGAAACTTTATGTATGTTCTGATGGGAAAAAAGATAAAAGGAGCAACAAAAGGTGTTGTAAATGATCTTGGTGGAGTTGGCGATTCTGCTACTGATCTTTCAGGACTTGGAAGTGCCGGAAACGATGCATCTAAAGGGATGAACAAAGCATCTAAGGCAGCGAAAGAATTAAAGAAGACCTTATCCGTTCTGCCGTTTGATGAATTGAATCAGTTGAATGACAATAAGCAATCAGGCGATACTGGATCTGGAGGAGGTGCAGGTGGTTCTGGAAGTGGCGGTGGAGTCGGAGGTGGAATTGGCGGACTCGGCGATTTGAGCGGTCTTGAAGATGAAGATTATGAAACACCAATTAGCCATTGGGCTTCAAGAATCAGAAAAGCATTCCTTGATAATAATTGGTATGGTGTTGGCCGTGAGATCGCAAATATGTTAAATGCCGGTCTGCAATTAGCCTATGATGCACTTGATTGGAAGAATGTTGGTCCTAAAATCACATCATTTACAACAAAATTTACTCAGGCAATCAATGGATTCCTTGATAATTTCGATTTTAAGTTATTAGGTAAAGTAGTTGGTGCAGGGATTACGGATGTAGTGAGAGCATTTAATCAAATTGCATCTCCTGATGGCGGTATAAACTTCAAAACTCTAGGTACTGGAATTGCAGAAAGTTTAAAAGGAATGATTCAGGAAATTCCATGGACAGAGTTAGGAAATGCACTCGGAAACTATTTTATGATCTCATGGAGAATCTTAAACGGATTCTTGAATCAATTAGCAGCAACAGATAATACAGGCTTAACAGGATTTCAGCAAATCGGCGTTGCTCTTGGAAAAGCTGTAAATGGTATGTTCCAATCCATCGACTTCGCAACTATCGCAGATACATTTGCAGTAGGAATCAATGGAGTTTTTTCTATACTTGGAAAAATCAATGAAACTGTACATTGGTCTGATGTTGCAGCAAATATTTCTCACGGGATTAATACTTTTATCACCGGAGTTAACTGGGAAGAAAATGGACAAATATTAAGCACTTTTGTAAAAAATCTTCTTGGAGTATTTTCACAGGTAGCGCAAAATACAGACTGGGCAGGACTTGGAAGAGGCATCGGAACATTCCTAAGTAGTATTGATTGGAGCGGAATATTCGGAGAAGTATTTACAACAATCAAAACAATATTAGGTGGACTTATCTCAGGATTAGGAACCACAATCGAAGGAAAGTTTATTATAGCTTTTGGTGCTATTAAACTTGCTACAGCAGTGGATAAAATTGTAAGCCCTATACTTTCGGCGTTTGGTTTAATACCTAAAGAAGTAGACGGATCATCTTCCTTATTAATCATAGCATTAAAGAAAATGGCAGGAGCTTTTTCAAAATCTACATTAGGTACGGCGATTGGAACGTATGTTTTGGATGCGATTAGCCTTTTAAAAGGTATTCCGGGGAAGATTACAACAGATGTTGCACCGAAGATCGCGGAAGTTATTTCAACAAAATTATTTCCAAAAGCGGTTTCATTTGCAGGTGGAATTGCATCATGGGTAACAGGTACGTTTGCACCAGCTGTATCAGCTGCATTTAGCAGTGTTCTTGGCGTGCTGTTCTCACCGATTGGATTAGCTATAGTTGGAGTAATCGTTGGTGGATTTTTAATATACAAAAACTGGGGTGCAATATCTAAGTTTATAGGAAACGTAAAAGAGAATATTATGAATGGATTTAACAGCGCCGGAGAATGGTTAAAGGAAAAAGGAAAAAACCTTATTGAAGGCTTGCGCAATGGATGGGAAAGTGCAAAATCTGGTTTTGGAACAGCTGTTAGTACAATTGGCAAATTTATTAAAGAAAAAGTTGGAAATGCCGGTGAATGGTTGAAAGAAAAAGGACAGAATGCAGTCGAAGGTATCCGTAGTGGATGGGAGTCTGTAAAAGAAAGCAAAGTCGGTCAGGCAGCCGCAGGTATCGGAAATTACATCAAAGGTAAAGTCACTGGTGCTGAGAATTGGTTGGTTGAAAAAGGTAAGCAAGCTGTTAACGGAATGAAAAATGGTTGGGAGAACGTGAAGAACGGAAACTTCCAATCAACCGTAAAAGGATTAAAGAGTTTTACGGTAAATACATTAGCAAGAACATCTCCGGCAGCGTGGTTAGTTGCCAAAGGAGCAGAAGCTATGAAAGGTATGCTTTCTGGATTAAAAGGTGATAAATGGACAGATGCTAGGAACTGGTTGAAAAAGTTACCGAGCAATGTAAAAAATGCCGTTGGAGATATGTATAAAGTTGGGCAAAATATCATTAAGCAGTTTATTAATGGTTTTAAATCTTTACGTATTCCAACACCTCATATTTCTTGGGGAACAAAAGACTTCAATTTTGGTGGAATGAGCTTAAGCATACCAACTAAATTTAAAGTAGATTGGTATAAAAAAGGTGGATTATTTGATTCTGCATCCGTGATCGGTGTCGGTGAAGCCGGATCAGAAGCTGTATTACCACTTGAAAATCCAAAAACTATGAAGATGATTGCGGATAGTATCGTTGGTAATTCTGGTGGTATGGTTGATGAAAGTATCATTGCTGATGCTGTAGAACGTGGAGTTGTTGTTGCTATGATGAACAATAGTGGAAATCAACCGGATATAAACTTATACGCAACATTATATACAGAAGATAATGAAGTTCTTGCAAGGTCTGTTGCAAAAGGACAAGCAAGAAATAATTACAGATTAAAACCATCAAATGCATATTGATTTGTGTAAAACTTTATGCTATGATGAATTTAATTTAAGAGACATACACAGGATGCAAAGGTCATGAAGACCACACAATCCTGTGTATGTCTTTTTTTTATTTTAATAATTACAGCAAACTAGCCATTGTGTGCCGGCGAAAAGAATGCTTTCCTCTATGTGCATTCCGTTTGCTGTTTTTATATTTGCATAGAGGATGGCATACGAGTTGTAAACATTGATAATCATAGAGGTGATAATATGAGTAAGAAATTAGATTTATTTTTCAAAAGTAATGTATTAGTAATCAATCCTGATCTTGCAAAAATGATTGGCTTAAATGAAGCAATCGTTCTGAATCAAATCTATTATTGGATTTCCGTAAATAAAAAACAGAACAGAAATTTCCACGATGGTAAATATTGGTGCTATAACTCTATCAGAGAGTGGCAGGAAGAAAATTTTCCGTTTTGGTCACATAAGACCGTTGAGCGTATTTTTTATAGTTTACGCAACAAGGGTCTTGTTTTAGTGGGAAATTATAACAATCGTCGTAATGGTGCCACATCTACAAAGTGGTATACAGTAAATGATGAGGTTTTAGAAGAAATCATTGATCAGATTTTAGACGAACCAGAATCAGACCATACAGTTAGACAGGATAACTTTGAAAGCGACAACTTGACCGAAGCATTACCAGAGACTAACACAGATATTAACAATGCTTTATCTAACGATAAAGATTATGCTTTTTTATCAACAGAAGATAAAGATAATAATGATGTGTGTAGAGATAAAAAAGACTTCATGCCTATTTCTGGGAGAAATAAGGTCAAAATCATAAAGAGAAAGGGAAATAAAACTACTCTTAGTCAGACAATTGAAGATAAAATCCATTTAGGTTTTAGAGTCAATCAAGAGTTTGACGATGATCTGTATAACAATCCAAAAGATGAATGTGTAATCGGAGATATTGTTAAATACTTTTTCAAGAAATATCAGTTGGAGAAAGGAACAGACCATCCAATGATCTCTGACGAAAAATGCGTAGAGTTGGTTGAGAAGTTTTATTTTGTTCCTGAGAATATGCAAGATACAGAACTTGATTTTGATTTATACAAACTTATGATTGATAGATACTTTGCAACAGAATATGGCAAAAATAGCGGATTTACAATTAATTACCAGATCATGCACTTTATGAATTATAAAATCCGTGAAAATCTATTCTACAAAGTTCAGGATGAATACTATGACAATGTTAAGAGTGATTATCCTGTTGAGATATAGAATCATCAAAGAAAAGGAGAAGAAAAGATGAAAAATACAACATGGAAAATACCATTGATTGTTCTAGCTGCGATTGTAGCAATAGCGTTAGTTGGCATATTTATGATTCACATACCACAGAATCATGCAAATTCGATGGAAGAACAGATAATGGAATCAAAGGCGGCAATTAACGTTCAGGAAAAGAGAAGACAGGATTTAGTGTATAATCTGGCAGACAGTGTGAAATCTTACAACAAACATGAAGCCGAAACACTGAAAAATATTGTTAAAGAGAGAAGTTCAAATACTGGGAAAATCGAAAGTACAGGTACAGCGATTGCAGCAATAAAAGAATCTTATCCAGAATTAAAAGCTGACAAGAATTATCAACGGCTTATGAAAGAATTAGCAGTTACAGAGAATAAGATTTCTGACGTAAGAGACAATTACAATCAGCAGATCAAAGAATATAACAGATATGTCGTGAACTTTCCAGTGAACTTTTTCTTGAAACTTTTAGGATACAAACAGAAAACATATCAATATTTAAAATTTAAGGATGCAACAGAGACAGCACCGCAGAATTTATTTAGTGAGTAGCCTATGAGAAAATTCAAAGGATTTCAGTTTGATACTTTTGAAATAACTCCACGAGAGATTATAGCAAGCGTTGTTATTGTTGGATTAATGTTTCTGATTGGTTTTACTATCAGTGGGAAAATTGATAATTACATCATGGACCAGAACGAAGAATATAATCGTGCTGCAAAGATTGAAAGCAATGATCTTTTTCAGTATGGGATGGAAACAGACTTGGGCAATGCATTTGTTTATGGGAAGATAGAACCGGTTGATACAGTTACATACAAAGAAATTGGTGATAAGTATTATTATATCAGGAAGATCAGAGAAGAATATCGCAGACATGAAAAAACCGAAAGAGTTAAAGACAGCAAAGGAAAAGTTCATTACAAAAAGAAAGTCTGGTATTCATGGGATGATGTATGGAGAGAAAGTAAGACTTGCAAAAAGATTAAATTTGCAGGTAAAAAATTCAAGCAAGATAAGATTGATTTCATAGGGAGTCATTACCTAAAAAGAATTTATCATACTTCTCGTGTCAGGTATGAATACTATGGTATGGAAGCAAAGCCCGTTAAGGGAACTGTTTACACAAAGCTAAAAAATAATACTATGGCAAGCTGTGATTTGAATAAGTTAAATCTAAAAGACACAGTTGAATCATACAAAACAAGTGGTGGAGTTTTGAAAATTCTGTTTTGGGTATTCTGGATCACTGGGACAGGGTTAGCAGTGTTCGGATTTTATTATTTGGATAATCACTGGTTAGAATAGGAGAATATAATATGATCAAAAAAATAGAAAAAATAAATTAGCTGTATCAATTATTACAGTAATCTTAGGAATGATTATAGTTTTTGCGGTCAATTTTGGAATTGTCAATTTTGTTTTGTGGTTGCTACAGTTTATTGTTGCAAAGCCTTTGGTTGTGACATTAAAAGGAAAAGCAGCAGCTACTGTATTGTTAACACTTGTTGTACATATTTTTAGCCGCAAATAAGACCACATGATACACAATAAGACCAAAGAGTATTGTATAATATAAAATTATAAAACGTCTATCGAGAACGATAGGCGTTTTTGCAGTTTATACGGTCAATAAAAGCGAAAATTGATCGCTAACCTTAAATAGTTGGAGGTGGATTTTTTATGGCAGAACACATGATAGAAGTTAATGGTAAAGTAATGCCATGTCCAGCTTCTTATGAATGGTCATTGCAAGATGTATCAGCATCGGATTCAGGAAGAACGGATGATGCATTGATGCATAAAAATAGAAAAGCACAGAAAAGAAAGTTGGCATTGAAATGGAATGCTAAAACACCAGATGTTACTTCGGAAATATTGAAAGCCTTTAATCCAGAATATGTAAAAGTAAGATATTGGGATATGATGGCAAATAAATATCAGACAAGAACATTTTACACAGGGGACAGAAAAGCACCTGTGAAATGGTGGATGAAAAATAAAAAAATTATAGAGAGTGTTTCTTTTGACATAATAGAGAGGTAAATTATGATCAACGTATCAAGTGAATTTAGAGATAAATTAAATAACGGAAATTGTAATTATCTTAGTTACGCAGATATTACGTTGAAAGACGGGACAACTCTAAATTTGACCAATGATGATATATGGAATGGCGGAGTTACGATTGAAGATGCAGTTTCAACTGGAACTTTTGAAGTTGGATCAGTTGTTATCAATCAATGTACGATTGTGATAAATAATATCTATGATAAGTTTACAAAATATGACTTTAAAGAAGCTGTAGTGAGGGCGCAGTTAGGCACTGATTTGAACGAAACGGAATTTGATATAGATGCAGACGATGAAACGGAATCTTCGTATACACCACGAATTGAGAAAATAAAAAAAGGCGTATATACAGTAGATGATACAAAATATAATGGATCAATTATAACACTTACATGCATAGATAATATGGGTAAGTTTGACAGGGCATATTCTGAAAGTAAGTTGGAGTATCCGGCAACATTAAAGACGATCGTTATGGATGCATGTGATATATGCGGAGTGACATTAAATACACCAGATTTTTCACATGGTGACTATATTATCAATACAAGACCGACTGATGCTGCGGTAACATTTCGTGAAGTGATTGCTTGGTGCGGTCAAATCTCAGGAAATTACTGTAGGTGCAATGTCAATGGGCAGTTGGAATTAAAATGGTTCAATCAGAGTCTTTTAGAAAAAACACTTATAAATTTGATTCCTGACAGTTTGTTTGATGGTGGTATAACAAGTTGGAAAGCTGTAGATGCAAAAATAGGAACGGATACAATTGAATATAAAGAAATGCTTTCAATCATCCCAAATGCAGGAAAAACAGGCTATGCAGTAGAAGCAGTTCCGAATCTTAAGTTGGCTACTAATTATACAATTGGTGGTCAATTTTTTATGCAGTATCCAGAAGATAACGATGTAGCAATCTTGAAGATTTTAAATGGAACAAAAGAAATTGCAAGCAAAGAAATAGAATTAAATGACGGTTGGACCGGGTTCAAGTTTGATTTTGTTTCAACATCACAGAATGTTTCTATCAACATTGGATTCAAAGGGGACAACACATTATATGTGTATAAACCTTATTTAGAAGAAAAAATACCAGATGAAATCTACCAATTTAATGGAGTATATAACTCTGATGTAGCTACAGATGATGTGGTCATTACTGGTGTAAGAGTAATGGAAAAGAAAGATACTGAAAATAGCAGTGATGATTCTGATACTTCTGATGGATCAGAAAACACGACTTCTAGTGATGATGGATATATAAATTATCAGACAGGATCAGATGGATACCTTATTTCGATTGAAAACAATGAGCTAATTAAAGATGGTGCCGGTCAAACGGTATCTGGATTTTTGGGAGAACAGTTAATAGGATTTGCATTTCGAAAAGCTACGATCACACATATTAGCGATCCGACACTAGAAGCCGGAGATGTTGCAATTCTTACTGATTCAAAATTCGATCGTTACAAAATATTAGTATCATCAACGAAATTTAATACAAATAATTCTCAGACAACAAGTTCTAATGCTGAGAGTACAGAAAAAAATAGTGCTGTAAGATATTCCGCAGCAACTAAAAATTATGTGGAGTACAGAAAGCAGATCGCACAAGAAAAAACAGACAGGCAAAAAGCATTAGAAGAACTGAAAAATAGATTAAATAATTCTTCCGGAACTTATACAACAATTGAAAAAGATTCGGCAGGCGGACAAATTTTTTATCTGCACAATAAACCACAGCTAAAAGATTCTAATATGATCTGGAAAATGACAGCGGAAGCATGGGGCGTTTCTACGGATGGTGGAAAAACATACAATGCAGGAATGACGGTTGATGGAGATACGATTGTTAGATATTTAAGGGCTACAGGTCTTACAGCGGATGTGATCACGTCTGGAAGAATACAAGTAAAAGATTCTTTTGGAAATACGATTTTTTTGGTTGATATGGATACCGGCAAGGTGGTTATCAGCGGAGACAACATTTCTATTGGCGGAAAGAAATTAACCGAAGAAATTGAGGATATAAAAAAGGCAGGAAATCTAATCCTTAAGATGGATAACGAATACCAAGGTATTAGTGTAGATCACGAGGGAAATTATGTGAAATTTCCAAAAGTGACGTTTACAGTACAGACGTTTTGGGGGCAGACAGATGTAACAAAAGATACTATCTTTTCATTTGCAAAATCTGATGGTGTAAACGGTACGTTTGATTCAAAGCAAAATATTTATACCGTCACATCACTTACAACAGATACTGGATGGATAGATGTTACCGCAAAGTATGTTACATACACAGCGAAGAAACGATTTAACATTGCTAAGGTTCGTGATGGTAGTCCGGGAAGAGTATATTTGTTGGAAACATCATCTTCCATCTTAAAAAAATCACAGAATGGAGATGTAATACCGGACGAAATCACATTCAAAGCTTCGTATCGTGACGGTACAGAGTCAGCGAAAACAGAATATCAAGGAATCTTTGTGATAGAAGAATCGAAAGATGCAAAGACATGGACCAAAACGTATGAAAGTTCAGAGAATGAAAGCACAATTACATTTCCATTTTATAACTGCTTAGAAGTGACAACAGGGAACTATTTAAAAACAAATGCAGGTAGCATGATAGTTGTCAGCAAGAGAAACATGAAAGACATCATCTATGTACGATGCAGACTTTACACACCAGACAAAAAGATAATACTTGACGAAGAATCAATACCGTTGGTTATGGATGTAGAAGCATTGACTCATGAACAGATATTTAATCTGTTGACCAATGATGGAGCAATTAAAGGTATCTACAAAGAGGGAGACCAGTTGTATATATCCTTTACATACGCAAAAGGCGGAGAACTTGCACTTGGCGGAAAGAATAATGGTAATGGTGTCTTTATAATGTATGACGAGAACAATAATGTTATCGGTACATGGGATAAGGACGGTATCAATGCTACAAAAGGTACATTCAGTGGAGAACTTAAGGCGGCAAGCGGAACATTTGCAGGACAGCTAAACGGAGTCACTGGAACATTCAGTGGAGAGTTAAAGGCTGCGACTGGTACGTTTACAGGAGAACTTAAGGCTGCGAGTGGAACATTCAGTGGAATTTGCTCAAATGTAGACAACGTATATACATCATCTCTCAATCATGGTTGGGTCGAAATACTGAGGAACGGGGAAAGGACAGCATTTATGTCTGGTCGTGCAGTATATAAAAATAATTATGGAATGGCGCTGCATGGGAAAAGCATTATAGTTTTTGGTTCTCCGGTTCTTGCGGTAACAGACTACAACGAAGATGGTGGAACAAATGAAATTAGCGTTGGTCAAACAGTAGAGATACCAATTGTAAAAAGCATAACAGCTACTTCAACAGGAACGATAAAATCAATGGTAAGTGGGAAACTTATCTTTACAAAGGGACTACTGACCAATTATTCAAAATAGGAGGACATATGAACGTAGATATGACATTTTCCGTGTTGTCGGAGAATCTTAGCACAAAAATAAATACAATCATCACAGAAGCAATGCAGAACGGTGCCACATTGGACGTTGTGGAAATGTCCTTGATTAAGGTACATAACGATGTGTTGATGCAGAAAAACAGGCTGTATGCAGGGATGATAGAGCAACCTACTGAAAAAGAAATTGAGTTTAAAGACCAGAAAGCATTGAAAGAGTTTTTAGAGAAGTCTGGTGTAGAAGTAAAAGAGGTGGATGCAAATGGCAAAGATAAATGATTTACCGCTGTTGTCTAATCCGACAGAAGATATGTATTGTCTGGTGGGGAAAGATGATCTAAAGAAAGTACCATGGTCTGCGATTATGGGGCAGATTGGTTCCCCTTATGTTGCAACATCAATATCACAAATGACAGATAAGACAAGGGTGTATGTCTATTATGGAGAAGAAAGTGGCTATATAAAAGGTAATTGGTACTATTGGAACGCCAATACATCAGCTTGGACTTCTGGGAAAAAGTATAACAGCGAGGGTATAGTTACAGATGAAACACTTGAAGTATCTGGAAAGGCTGCGGATGCCAAAGCTACAGGCGATAAGATTAAAAAAACAAAAGAAGATTTAGAAAATGCATTAAAAAATATTGATGTTACAACAGACACAACCTTGACCAAAACTGGAAAGGCTGCGGATGCCAAAGCCACAGGAGATGCCATAAAAAAAGTAAAGGAAGATGTGGCGAACATTGATGTTGCTACAGATACAACACTTGCAGTATCTGGAAAGGCTGCGGATGCCAAAGCTACAGGCGATAAGATTAAAAAAATATCAGACGATTTAAAAAATACCATGCCATATTATCCAATCGCAACAGAAGAACAGGCAAGGGCAGGAGTAGACGATACCGTTATGATGACTCCATTAAAAGTTGCTATGGCTTGCGAAGAATTTGGTGGCTCTGGCGGTGGCGGTGGAAACGTCAATGTCGCAACATTAAAAAGTAGCTTTACTGGTGGAAATTATGCATATGGTTCGCCAATAGATATCCGCTATCGTTTTGCATCCCCAGTATCCGGAGATGGAACATTACATGTTATGGTGGATTCTGTCGAGACAGTTACAGAAACAGTACCACAGGGAACAAACAGGGTTACACTAAATGATTTAAATAAAGGTAATCACACGATCACGATGTATGTCGTAGATGCATCAGAAACATTTACAGATACACTTAGCTTTAGCGTTAGAGTTGGAACATTGGATATTACATCTACATTTGATGATAGTACAGACTTTAACATCGTAAATGTTATAAAAGTACCAATTACGATCGACACGATTTCTATTGACCCGATATATCTGGTACAGACGATTGATGGAGTAGAAACAAGACTTCCTGCACAAAACGGATACAATGTTATAACTCTGCCAACAATGAGTGCAGGGGCACATAAAGTATTGTTCCATGCAGAATCTGGTTCTTACAAATCACAGACATTAACATATAACATCATTATTGAAGATGCCGATAATCTGACGTTAATAACTGATTTTGACACAAAAACAATACAGTATAAAGATATGTTAGAAATTCCATATCGAGTGTCCATGAAAGGGCAGACGAAATTTACAGCTCAGTATTTTGTTGATGATGTAGTTGTGAAAGAAGTTGAAATCCCATCTGGTACTAATGTTTGGGCCACAAGCACATTAGATATTGGTGCACATACTTTGAAAATCTTAGTCACAACAAAAGATGGAAGTAAATCTGCATACATTGAAGAAAACGTGATTGTGCAGGCAAGAGATTATACACCAATGGAACCAGTAAAAGATGCTTCTTTGCTTTGTTGGTTTGATGCGACAGGAAGAACAAATCAAGATATCGGTAAAGAAACATGGACCGACAAATCTGGAAAAGGCGTTGTCGCAACACTGCACAACTTCAACTACAACACAAACGGTTGGGAAAACAATGCTCTGAAATGTAACGGACAGGCTTATGTAGAGATTGACTTAGAAGCATTAGCCGATAATGCACCATACGGAATGACTGTAGATATCCGATATAACACAAGAGATGTAGGTAACCAAGACGCGTGTGTATTAGAGATGAGAGGTAATGATACTTATAGTAAAGGTTTTGCAATAGATACTGAGTATATGTATATGAACTCTGCATCATCTCAGTTAAAGAGTACAGTAGAGCAAGATAGTATCTCAAAAGCCACTTTTGTTATTGATCGTGACAATAAGATTGCAAAAATCTATAACAACGGTGTTCTGACAGAAACGTTCTTAATGCAGGATAGTGAAAATTTTGCAAACAATACAAAGATATTCTTAGGTACAAAACTTGAAACAGTTGATTCAAAATGGGTCCCAAATGTGTTCGGAAACTGTGAGATTTATAGTTTCAGAGTATATGCAAGAGCATTAGATAGTGAAGAAATCGTTAAAAACTTTGTAGCTGATATTCCAGATATGGACGAACAGCAAGCGAAATATCTTCTTAACTACGAAAATGCTATGCCTACGATGTATTTCTACGGAGATACTTCGGCAATGACAAAAGAGAATAAAGTACCACTTAGGATTAAATATATTTCTGGTAATGCGGATGAATATGGAGCTTCTTTTGATTTAGAGAATTGTCAAGTTGGATGGCAGGGAACATCTTCCTTGCAGTACGCAGTAAAGAATTACAAAATCAAGCTAAAGAATCCAGATGGAAGTAAATATAAGTATAGTCCGTTCAAGAATGGAATCTTGGAAGATACATTCTGTCTGAAAGCGGATTATATGGAATCATCTCACGCAAACAATACCGGAATGGCTAAATTTATCAATGACGAATTATACGATACAAAAGTACCACCTCAGCAAACAAATAGTAAGGTCCGTACAGCGATCAACGGATTTCCAATCCAGTTATATATTGCAAAGGATTCTGCATCAACACCAGTATATATGGGTGTATTTAATTTCAACCTTGATAAAGGATGTAATAAATCATTCGGACTGGATAATGAGGTTACTGGACAGGAAAACTGTATGTCTTTTGAGGTATCATCAAACTCTGACACATCAGCAGGTGCCTTTAAAAATGATACAGATGAATCTTTACGTACAGACTTTGAATTGAGATATCCAGACGAAGATGATTGTACATCTGAACAGATTATTGAGAAGTACAACGTATTGAAAAGACTTGTTACTTGGGTAAAAAATGCAGATGAAACAACATTCAAAAACGAGTTAGAACAGTATTTCAACAAAGAATATCTACTCAAGTATTTCTTGCAGGTACATCTATTCGGAATGGTTGACAACTTAGGTAAGAACATGATGTTAACCACATGGGACGGAAACATCTGGTATCCGCAGTTCTATGATCTTGATACACAGCTAGGTCTGGATAATACAGGATATTTGAAGTTTTACAGCGACATTGATATTACAGAAGGTGTTTATAATACGTCTGGTTCTAAATTATGGACGATGGTTGAAAATGTGTTTGCAGATGAATTATCTGCAATGTATAAGAAGCTTAGAACATCTAAATACAGATTAGATAATATCTTGAAATACTGGTATGACGGACAGGTAGCACAAATCGGGGAACTGCAATATAACAAGGATATGGAAGCAAAATATATCAAGTTCAAAAACGATTACCTGTTCATGCTGCATGGTAGACGAAGTGAGCATATGAAAAAATGGGTAAAAGAAAGACTGTTATATCTTGACACCATATACGGTTATGAAGAAGATACGAAAGAATCTATCACGATTCGTGCGAACACTACCGCAAACATCAATCTTGATATTCTTACATATTCTCCACAGTATCTAACAGTACGTTGGAGAAATGGAGTAGAACAGAGATTAAAAGTTGGTCGTGATGCTAACGGCATGATGAAAGCCACACGATTTAACGGAACACTTGCAACAGCAACGGACCAAGAAATCATCGTTTACAATGCAAAGCAGATCAAAAAGATTGACGGACTGGCAAACGCCAATCCATCAACATTGAATCTTGTAGAAGCAAGTCGATTGGTTGAGGTAGATTGTCAGAACGCAAGGGTGCTGAATGATATTCGTCTGAACGAAAACAATAAGTTTATTTCAAAGATAAAACTGAATGGATGTACAAAATTAGGAGATACATCCACAGGAAAATCGTCTGTATTGGATTTATCAATGTTCACAATGTTAAGTGAGGTTAATCTAAACAATACGTTACTTACGAACATCTTGTTCCCTACAAATGGATGTAACTTAAAGACACTACAGATAACATCAAGTAAATTACAATCCTTGTCTTTGAAAAATATGCCATTGTTAGGGCAGTTATCTGTTAATAAAGATGCAATATTGTCAGAGTTTACAGTTGAGAACTGTCCAGAAGCATATATGCAGTATGATGTGCAAAATGGAAGAAAAACAGTTCTTATAAGGTCAGAAACAATCTCAATCAGTGGTTCTCCTAAATTATTTACGGACGATGATGTTGTATCAATAAATATTACTAGTACAGTTAGCGGTAATAATAATTATAATACGCCATTGTTAAGAAATCTTAAGTTATGTGATATTGATAATATTCCTATATTGTTAATAAACGGCACCGGAGCACAAGGCGGTTATAAAGAAACTCACATCGAAACTTTCAAAATAGATTGCGGTATTGGGTTCTTGAGATTGTATGGTATGGGATTCAAAGCAATGCAAGAGCAGATGGATATTAACATGGAACGAGTTAAAACTCTTATGTTAAAGCGATTTACAAATATCAGAAGTGTTCATTTAACATCAAAAATGAACGGTGTGTATATTGCTAATGAAGTTATTTGTGGAGAAACTTATGCCAATGGTTATTTTGGTAATAATGTATTTGGTTTTGCAGCTTCTGCAGAAAATGGAAATTATACTAATATGACAAAACTCGAGTCTATTTATATGGATGATGTGGAAGTGACTGATACTATAGATTTTTCAAGTAATCCAAAAATGGGTATGTTAGCATTAGATGAAACTGTAATACCAGATTCAATCGGAAAAGTAATTGCGAACTGTGATTTTACAGCATATAAAACTCCAGAATGGATGTATAACGGACGCAATGCTCGTTTCTACCTACCACCAACATTTGAGGTTGAGGGATATGTCAAGACCACGAGTGCGGATAAATTATGGCCAAAAACATCCACAAATACGGTATATCCACCTCTCCGTAATTTTGAGGAATTAACGTTAGAGTTGGATGATGATTTCAACGATTTAAGTAATTTTTTCAAGAATTTCAAAGCCTTAGAGAAATTACCAGATTGTATCACACCAGAGGTGATTGGCAAATGTAAATATATCTATATGATGCTTGATGGATGTACTGCGTTAACTGACATTAATCGTTTAGAGGGAGCTGATATTGAGATTAGGTCCAATTCAGAATACGATACAGTAAGAAGAGCTTTCGCCGGCGTTAAAGGACCTTTTACGTTAGGTAATGTCAGTATTACGAATACGGTTACTAGCATCGGTTATGATATGGGAGAATTGTTTATTGATAGCGGTCTAACATCTATTGGGGATGTAACGTTTAACAATGCCGACAATAATAGATCTTGCAATAATATATTCAGAAATTGTCAAAAATTAACGTCAGTCGGGAATATCACTATCAACTTAAAAAGTTTAACGAGTGCTCAATATATATTCGCCAATACACCGTCATTAAAACATATCGGGAGCTTTAATGTTAATCTTGTAGACGATACTCCTATAAGCTTTAATTCTGCGTTTGCGAATTGTGGTATAACTGATTATTCATCTGTTAATATTCCAATAAATGCTAATTTACAACAATGTTTTTCAGGAGGACAATTAAATTCAATTGAAAATATTCCAAATTATAAAGAAGTAATAAGAACCGCTACAAATTTAAGCAGCACATTTAACAGCACACAAATAGAAAATGTACCAGACCTTGTAATAGATAATGCCACAACTATTAATCGTATGTTCTTTGGTTGTAAAAAATTAAAAGAAGTTGGTAGTATTACAGGAAATGCTAACATAACGAATATTGCAGAAATATTTATGGAATGTGATAAATTGGAACGCATATCAAAAGTATCGTTCCCTAATATGCAAAAATCAACAGATGCAGTCAGCCATTGCAATATACTTTATATGTCTGGAAAATCAAATTCAACTGGTCAGATTATCATCGATTATTTGAATTTGGGGAAAGCGTTAGCTATCAGTAAAAACGAAATTACTAATAATGCATACGATAGTATGTTCAATTTCTATCAATGTCCAACACCTGTTAAAATCAATTTCCAATGCAATATTGGAACGATTATTGAAAAAACAAGTTGGTTAGGCAACGCCAATGGTCTACCAGACGTAGAAACACTAAACAGCTTTGCAGATCACGCACTTACATTAGACAGTGCTTATACGTTAAAGGTTTCTAAAAACATCTATAGCTTATTTACATCGGAAATATTAGCTAAGTTATCAGCTAAAAACTGGACGATTGCATCAGCGTAGGAGGTGGTAGAAGTGAGAACCGAAGTAAAAAACAATATCACATATCTTTATCCAGACAGTGGAAAAAGGTTGAAAATGTTAAATGGCACAGATACTTACAGTGTTTTGATCCTTGCAAAAGACGACATGCAAGACAATTACGAAGAAGTGGATTCTTTGTGGGAACCGGATTTGCCAGAAGCAGCACCAGAAGTACCAGAAGTGCCAGAAATAACACCGGATGAAAACGGTAAGATAACCTACGAAGATGCACAAAAACTGGTAGATACAATAAAAGAAATGCAGTCACGAATGGTGGACATGCAGGAATCAAATACCATGCTGACAGAATGCATATTAGAAATGTCGGAAGTGGTGTATGATGCATAGATTGATATTTAAATTATTATACGGAAAGGAGGGCGAAACAATGATGGCTATGTTATGGGCACAGCAGATTATGATTGGTAAAAAGACATATGCACAGGTACCAAAACTGTTAAAAGAGAAAGTAAAAGAAATCTTAATTGACAGTGGGTGCGAAGAGTTAGCGACTGAATAAAAAAACCCCCTACAGTTTGTAGGGGGAAAGTATAAAATTTGAAGATTAAGTATGAAAAAATCTTCAAATACATATTAACATAAATTTCCACAAAAAGAAAGGAGAAACTATGAATCTCAAATTACGTTTCAAAAATAAAGCAACATTAGTAGCATTGGCTTCTGCCTTAATCGCATTTACCTATCAGATTCTAGGCATCTTAGGTATCACAGCACCAATCGCACAGGATGCAGTATCACAGCTTGTAGGTATCATCCTTAATATCTTAGTGACTGTCGGGGTATTGGTGGACCCAACGACAAAGGGAATCGGGGATAGCGAGCTTGCAAAGAACAAGACGGATATTGCTGAGGTAATCGAATATAAGGAGGACTAATATGGCAAATACGGTAGACAAGCTTCTTACAGTAGCCAAAGGAGAAGTCGGATACTTAGAGAAGAAAAGCAACAAGAATCTAAACAGCAAGACAAAAAACGCAGGTAGCAACAACTACACTAAGTATGGAGCATACTTTGGAATTAATGGTACCGATGCCTACTGGTGTGACATGTTCGTGGATTGGTGTATGGTGCAGGCATACGGCAGGGATGTAGCAAAAAATCTCTTACATGGCTTTAGTGCATACACTCCAACATCGGCGCAAAAATTCAAAGACAATGACCAGTGGCATAAAACACCGCGGATTGGAGATCAGATTTTCTTCAAGAACTCTCAAAGAATCTGCCACACTGGGATTGTGTATGCAGTCACAGACGAGATGGTGTTCACGATCGAGGGTAACACAAGCAATGGAGAAGCAGTTATTCCAAATGGTGGTGCAGTGTGCAAGAAGTCTTATGCTTTAGGCAATAGTCGTATCGCAGGATATGGACGACCTAAATATGATAACGTAAAAGTATCATACAGCGTTGTAAAAAAGAACTCTTCCAAGAATGCGATCAAGTGGTTACAGAAGAAGCTGAACGCAAATTGTACATATGCAAACGAACATCCATTAGCGGTTGACGGAATCTGGAAAACAAAGACAATGCAAGCCTTGAAGAAATACTGGAAACAGTTAGGATGGAACACGTCTGGAACATATGCAGGAAAGAAAACTTGCACGGCTTTGAAAAAAAATCGAAAAAAGTAGTTGCAATGTCGAAAATGATGTGATATTATAAACAACGTTGAAGCGAGAATGTTCCATTTTCGTTCCAACTAAAATTGAGAACAATAGAGTTTATGCGGTTTAACATAGATTTGATTCCTTGACTTTTAATCAAGTTGTCCGGGGTTCGAATCCCCGCACGCTCACTATATTTTTTAAAATAAATTTTAAAAAATATAAAAAAGTTCTTGAC